CTGAGAGGGCATTTTCCGCCCGGTAGGTTGCAGCGTCCCGGCGTTGTTATTAACCTCAACCGCAAGAGCGCTTTCATCAGGGCTACGGTAATACGTGGTAGAGCCTACCGGAATATTAGCGATGTCCGCCTGTGCCGCCGCAAGCGTCATGTACTGCTTACTCAATGGGATCAGGTTCTGCCTGATCTCATCGTTTTTCGCCATCATCTGGCGCCACGTATCCAGCGGTTCACCGCCGCGGTCGTCAACCGTTCCGGCGGGACCGTTAACCAGCTCGTCAGCGCGCTTGACGTTATCCAGGAATATTTCAGGCGTCGTCGTTCCCAAAGGCGGGTTAAGTTCGGCCATGTTTTTTGCTCCAAAAAAGGCGTTCGCTCAAACGAGGGTTTGAGCGAAAGAAAAGTTGAAAGGGATTTTTTTGGTATTAAGCAGCGTCGCCGGGGTATGTGGCGTCGTCGTACTGGTAGAACGATTCGAGGTATTCTTTTGCGGTGAGCTGACAAGTGCCGTCAGACTGCGGCGCGATCTCCTCTACAATGGCGTCGTAGACGTGGCGCGTTGAGCCGCAGAACACCAGGCGGATCGGCTCGATGGTTGCCGACGACAGGTCAACCCGCATGGGATCATCAAACTCGCTCAGGTGCGGGACTGACAGCTGAAAATCGCCTACCCTGCTCGCCACCATCAGCCCGGATGCAGAACCATCCTGATAGCGGATCAGCGCGCGGGGATTTTCGAAAGACCAGTCCAGCGGCTCCGTAACGGTGAACGTTGTCACGCCACCAGCCGTTGTCATCGCCTCCACCAGACAGGAAATCGTGTTGTTACCCGGAATATCATCCGTGAGCACAATGCGATCGCCCAGGTTGTAGCACAGCGCGTCCAGCTCGGTAGTGGTCTGGAACGTCACCCGCTGCTGCAGGTATTTCATCAGGCGACGCATGCCGATCTGGTAGGCGTGATCCTGATTCAGTACCCCATCGAGTTTGTAGTTCTCGATTTTCACCGGCGTGGGATTGTCCGGCGTCCGGCATTTAACGGTCTCCTCCGCCCAGGTAGTCCCGTTGATGTATGTCACGTCGACGCCATCAAAATCATCGTCGGACGGTACGGTAAATCCGCTCTGCAGCTCCTCCACCATCTCATGCGGAGTGATCACGCCAGTCCAGGGCTTAATCCCCTCACGGTTGACCGTCGCCAGTCCATCACTCAGCAGAAAACGTGACTTCCCGGCATTGGCTATCTTCTGCAGCATTTCCAGCGCTGAGATACTGTCGCCGGTAGCAAAGTCGAAATACTCGCCGCGTGGCGTCCAGTACGCGGACTCCAGCGCGTTGATGGTGTCGACATCCATTTCCAGCCCCAGCGAGTTTGCGACATGCAGCAGCGCTCCCGAAATGGTTCTGGCCGTTCCGGTTTCATAGGCCCGAGTGGCCACAACGTTTACGCGTTTATCTGACTGCGCCGCCAGCTTCCCGCCCATCTCAACGGTCGCTGCCATCAGCGACACGCCGGGATAGGATGAAGGGCGCGTCAGCAGTCGCCCGCGCAGTGCCTGCCAGTACATCGAATCCCTGGCGTTGTTTGAGCCCTGCTCATTGCGCCGACGGCAGCGAACCTCTACCAGTCCCGGAGAACTGAGGGTGATCCGCTCAGTGAAACCTAACCCGTTGATGTTTTTAAGCGCGTACTCTCCCTGGTGACTCACCCACCCCGATCCGGAACCATAGACGCGATACTGAATCTCCCACTCAACGTGGCGAATCCGTTTTTTGCCCTTACTGTCGAAGCCACAGATGCCGTTCGGGAAAGAGAAATTCACTTCAAACGCATCCACCACTTCATTCTCAGGGCAAACCAGGAACGGCCCCAGCCAGCTCAGCGTGTCGTTAAGACCAGTGGCCTCATAGTCGATCATCGTCCGGGCGGAGAATCCCGGCCATGACTCATCAACGGCACCATTAACCAGGCGCGCCACCGTCGCCGTTGTGCCGTCGGTCGAGACAATGCGGTACTCATTCCCGCGGTGAGCAAGTGAAAGCCGTTGCACCCCCTCCGGCATGCCGGAAAAGGCTGTTCCCGTGGCGCTGTTATAGGCAAGCGTCACATTCGCCGTTACCGCCGGGCTGCCGCCGGTTGATGCCGTGCCGAAGGTGTAAACCGGAGCATCACCGAAAACAGCTGCAGGCAGCGAAGAGGACGTGATCGCCCCACCCGCGAACGGACTGGCCGACTCGGTTATCAGTACGGTGCCGCCGTTGTCCTGTGCAACCAGGCCGGAGCCAGTGAGTCCCTCGTTGATGGCCGCCAGCAGTCCCGACATCGAGACATAGTTAGCCACCAGCGACACCGGGTAGGTAACCCCCTGCCAAGTGAACGTGAACGTGCTGGAGCTGGTCGAAAAATCGTAGGTGGTCGGGGCCGCACTGGCCTGGACTTTTGCCGCACTCCCCCCGGTGCCGGGCACTGCAGCCTGACCGGGGGTATATGACGCGATAAACAGATCGTAATCGACTGAGTTAAACCCCAGCGTTACCGGCATACCTACTACCGGCGCGATCTCCGTCAGCAGCGGGCTTGCGATAACGCTGTATCCAGCCGCCGTAGTGATCTGGTAGTTAGCCGGGGCTTTCAGTTCGACCACGGCGCCAGTGACCCAGCTGGGCGGTAGCGCGTTTTCGTTCTCGTCATTATCGTCACCATCATCCGTATCCAGCCCGGTAAACGTCACGCTTGATCCGGAGACGGTCATGCTGTCTGCGATAATATCGTCGGCATCCGGCGACGTCTGGGCCATGTCCAGCCCGGTGCCGGATGATGTCCCTCCGACCTCCGTACTGTTGACCCAGTTTTCACTGCGCTCATCGCCGGAAACGTCCGCGCCTGGTGGAAAATAGGTGATGTTGAAACCCGGCAGCGTTGAAGCTGGCGTACTGCCTACCCTGATATCGCCAGTGGTATAAATCAGTTCACCGACACCGAGACACAGCAGCATCTGGACGCGCATTTTCGTAGGATCGGCGGCATCGAACCGGGTAACTGGCTGGACCACATAATCCGGGTAGATACGCACCCGGCCAAACACCTCACGAATGGCATCACCGAGTTTTGCGGTGTTGGCCCGCGCCGGGTTCAGGTCGAGACTCCGCCCTGTGGATGAGGTATAGCCGCCCTTATCGATGTTGCTCATCAAAACAAGCGAATAGGCTGCAGCGGCAACGGAGATACCGACGCCGATCCACGCGATTGTGGCGGCCTCCAGCCCGAAGGGAACCGGATAAAGCCTGACATCACTATCAGGGCGAATCACACACTTAGCCCACTCGCCAGGCGGAATTAACAGCCCCTCAACCTCAACGGTCAGCGGTGGGACATCCCGGTCGGTATAGTTTTCGACATTGGCAACCAGCCAGCTGCGAATACTGGTTACACCATGCTCATGCGTTTCGAGTGGTTCACCGGGAAGCCGGGACGGGTAAAAACGAATGGTCATTGCCAGAACTCCACGCGAACAAAGCGCCGCTTAAATCGCGGCAACGGCAGAAAAGTTACGTTCGTGCCTGGGTTGCATTCCGCCACATGCAACAGACCATCGATACTGACTACGATCCCTACATGGGTGACAGTCGACCCGGAATAACAGGCCACCCCGGCCCCTTCGCAGGGTTCGCAGCGCTCAAGGGTAAGCATCATCCGGCGCGCTTCCCGGTCGAGGCCGCCGTTGTCTTTGGTGACCCCGGCAAAATCGGGCCAGACGGGTAAATTCAGGTCGCGGCGTATCTCGTTCACAATGCCGAAACAGTCGAGTTGCGGGTATACGCGCCCGCCCTTCAGCCAGGTGACTGAACGGTATTTATCAGGGTTAAACATTGGGATTCCTTAGCTGATATAACGCAGTCCGGGGAATACAGGGAGCGTGTAGCGGTATCGCGGCCAGGCGGTATCGAGGATATTCATGTAGCCCGCAGTGATCTGCACCTCTGTCGCCGTCCAGGAGCCCGACTTGATTTTCAGCGTATACGGCACTTCCGCAGGGGCCGCTAAATCCGTGGAGATATAACGCCGGTACGTCAGAAATGCAGACAGACGGTTAGCCAGCGCATTGCGGATCGCCGTGGACACAACACCATCGATATTGCACAAGGCAAATTTGAGGTCCTGCGTGCCGTCCGCATTGCGCGCCGGCAACGCAATGTCTATCGCACAGGCTGAAAACGTTACGGTATCGCCGTTCTCCGTCGTCGCCGTGATGTTGTCGTAACCCTGGCAAAGGTAGTGAACATCAGAGCCAATGGTGATCTGCAGCGTTTCAATGATCACCTCCGGTCCGCTGCTGGCGTAGAGGCGGTTGAGTCTTGTCATGATTTTTACCCAATAAAAAAGGCCACCCGAAGGTGACCTTAAAAATTGGTGTCGAATGTGGGTGTACCCTCACCGGCAGGATCGCTATTCCGCGCTTTATTTCACGCTCCGGCTACGGAGCGGCATGAAGGACTTTCCCACAAATCGACACAAGTGATTATGAAGGTGAAACGGTTTTAATCAAGCCTTGGGCCACTCCTTATTCAGCGCAATATCCAGCAGTGAGCTGCCGACGATCCATTCCGGGTAATTACCCCATGGGGCAGGAGCAAGGGGGCGTTCCCATAATTCAAGCGTCGCCGTGTACTTCCAGTAAATCGGGGCCACTAGCACCGGTCCCTGATAAATATCTGTGAAGCGGCATTTGTAAAACTTAATGCCTGACGGCGTCTGCAACTTCATCATGAACCATGCAGCCCCGTCAGATAACGCATCACGGAACCAGGACTCAAACGCCAGGCCCTGCGCATCGGTTTCCATAAACCAGGTGATGCTGGCCTGCGTCAGCGTGGACGTAAAAGCTCGCCTTTGCCTCGCGCGACCGGTGGTTAACTGGGTTCGTTTTAACGGGCTTACAGGCTGAAATCCGTATCCTTCCTGTAATGGCATAGGGAGGCTGTCATGTGGGTAGTAGATATCAGTCATGCAGTCTCCCGGTAAAGTATCTCGAATAAAATTTCACCATTAACCTCAGGAGGGTATTCATTTCAGAATAAAGCACTATGGAATCGAAGAAATCTCTGATTTTTTGGTTAAAATTAACGAAGATAAAAATCTTATTAAATCGAAACAAACACACAAGGCGATATATTTATCAACTCACCTCAAGAGCTAAAAGAAATCAAAAAAAACAGCATTATCAATATATTAATTTCATTGACTTTAATATGAGCTTACATTGTTTCGGCACAGCCCCATATCAAAATAAAAAATGGCGATGCGCCGAAAGGCAATATACGTCAATGTGACTGCTTGTTTAAAAGCAACTCCTGAAGAAGAAGCGCAATAGAAACAAAGATCAAAACCCCACAAAAAACAATTTTTGCAAAATCATAGTTAAACACGGTTGTAAGCGTATCATTATTATATAAGTGATTATGCCTATAGGAATAAGTTGTGTAGATATCATCGCATATTTCAAGAATTCCACCGACTATCAAAACAAGCCAAAGAAATGAAAACTTCACTCGGACCTCCTTACGTTTACGTCTCCTATTGAAGATAAGTCCGCCAATAAAAAGAGGAATCATAAAAGCTATAAAGTCTTTAAATGTAAATGTTAACAACGCTTCCATTAATAAGATCCTTGTGTTTTCTTGCACCTACTCAGATTGTTAGACTTACCTACCTAATCAAGTCTCAGCTAATGCAGTTTAGCTTACCTAGGACCGTGTCGTGTATAGTTTCCTTTCAGAGCGTTGCCAAAAGCTCCTTGTGGCATGGTAACCTCCTTTGTGAGTTCACCTTTTAACTGCCTGGAAAGCTGTCGATTATTCTGATTGAGTGTAGCGCTCAACTGCTCCGGAGTAATACCCTGGAGATGAAACTCCTGATTAATCGGCGCGTGTACAGTTGTTTGCCTACGGTTATCGCTGTTAACGTTCTGAACACCAGTACCAAACCCTGTACGCCCCAGAGTTGCATCAAGCGGTTGGCCATTTCGAAGTGCCTCAAGCTGAGACACGCCGATCCGGTTCGTTGATGCCTGGTCGAAGACGTACTCTCCTTTGTGAACAATACCCGCTGGCTGATACTTACCACCGGGGCCTGTGTAACCGCCGGAGGCGAAGCCAACACCTGAAACAGCCTGGATATTTGAGACGATACTGGCAGTCTGCGCAGCGATTGAGGCCATAGCGATGATGTTGGCCGGATAAGGCGCGCTAACTGCACCGCTTGCTATAGCCTGCTGGATTTTCACCATTGAGTCCGCGATAGCGAATGCCTTGCTCGCAGCAAAAGCGACCTTGTAGATTGCCGATTGCTCACCAAACCCCGTTCGCATGATTTCAGCGGTGCTATCAAACAAGGACTGCGTGGCCGCAGATATGATGGTGTTTTTCTGAGCCTCTATGACCTGATTTGCATCCGCTGCACGCTGACGAATAGAGGTCATTCTGGCCTCACCCTCGGCAGTTATTTCACCGGCCTTCGCATAAGCTTCCTCCTGAGCTGCCAGCCAGCGCTGGAGCTCTTGCTGAGCCTGTCCATATTCGTTGATTTGCCCCTGCATCCCCTCAAAAGTTCCTGAGAGTCGCCCTCCTGTGGGTGTCAGGTTTCCTACAACATTACGAACCGTCGAGGGCAGTTGCATATCGGTGTTTTGATAAATATCTGCCCGCGTTTTTTCATATTCACCGGGTTTTAGTTGCCCGGTTGCTTTGGCCTTCTCCAGCAGTTCAAGACGGGTTTTAAGCAGATCGTTGGTCCGCTCATCCTTCGTCTTTACCTGTTCCTGCATCTTCCGATAATCGTCCAGGGTTTTTACGGAATTTTGCAGTGCCTCCTGCTGCTTATATGCCTGGAGGATTTCATCTGAACGGGAAAGGATCGACTTCTGGTCAGCGGTGAGCTGCGTTTTAGATTTGAGGTCAGCAATCTGCTGCTCGAACTTGATCCGTGCCTGTGTCGCGCTGTTAAGCTTGTCACTGGCATCCAGCTGGGAATGCATGGCGATAGTCTGCTGGTTTATCTGATCAAGCAGCCGGGTTGCTGCGTCCTCGGTATAGGCTTTTTCTTTGTGGGTCTTAGGCTGCCCAGCTTTTTTGGCCTGCTCAAGTTCCTTTTCCCTTACAGCAATTAGCGCATTGGCCTGATCGATTGCTTCTTTATTTCCTGAGAAAGCAATTTTTCTGGACTGTGCTCTTGCCTCCTTTAACCGAGCTTCTGCACCGGCAACCCTGTCTGCCGCCAGATACTCCTTATTAATCCAGTCTACGGAATTTTTTACCGCCTTATTACCTTCAATGGTAAGTGTGTTCATCGTGGTTTGCAGATCTAATGCCTGGCCGATAAACCTCATCGTAGGGTCAATTGCGCCACCAAGCGCTACGTTTTGCCTACCCTTATCCGCTGCTGTGTAATAATTTTTGACCTCAATAGCTGCAGCTGTCCACGAATCACCTATTTTCAGGATCTCCCGTCGATGCTGATCAATATCAGCATTCAAGGCGGTGAAATTAGCAGAATCCTTGTATTGGGCTACCTTTGTCCTTGCCTCGTCATAACTAAAACCAACGTCGATAAGCTTATTTATTGCTTCGCTCGCACCGTCATTAGTCGTTATAAACATACTACCGACTTCATCGATCGTCTGACCCGTCTTATCAGATATAGCAACCATATTGAGTGCAAGTCGCTCAGCAGCATCTCCATTAGCGCCAAGGGACGTTGTGGCTATTTTTGTGGCAGCATCAATTTCCTGTCGGTTCTGATAGACGGCATAAGTTAGCAACCCAACTGAAGCAGCTGCTACGCTATAGGGATTAACCAGACCCATGACATATGTGCCAACGCCCTTAATCGCTGGCCCAATGCCGCCAAACATATCTTTGAGCTGACCGCCCTGCTGCATAAGAACCATAAACGGTGACTGCCCGGTAGAAAGACCGACAACGATATCGGTCATCTGAGCAGGGATCATGCGCATAGCGTTGGCAGTCTGAGCTGCAGATTGGCTTGTTTTACCCAATTGCGCCTGGGTTTTCTCCAGAGCATCGCGGGATTCTGCAAGTTTACTGTTGAGGCGATCGTAAGCCAGGGGCGACAGCATCCCGGATGTTTTAGCTGTATCCAGCTGGCGCTGCTGCTCGTTAAGGCGACGGAATGCTTCACCTACGGGATCTATTTGGGCCTCAAGACGACGCAGCGCAGTTACCTGCTCATCATGTGCTTTTACAGCCTCGCGCTCGGCTTGTGCTTCGCCGGTTACTTCCCGACGAGTCTCCTGCAGTTTTTTGCTGTAGGCATCATATTGGGAAGTATTAATTGCGCCCGATTTAAAGGCAGTATTCAGTTCACTTTGTTGTTGTTCAAGATTGCGAAGAGCAGCTGCCAGAGGGTCGATTTTATCGAGCATTCTCTGGAATGCATCAGCCTGCGCCTCCTGCTGCACAGCAGCCAGTTTGCTGGCCTTCTCTGCTTCTCGTTGAGCTTGTGCAACACCACTTAGTTCCTCAGTGGTGTCATTCAGCATCTTAGACAGCGAACGAAACTCTTCCTCGTCAATTAGACCCTTATCGAAGTATTTTTTTAGCTCACTATAGCGGCGACCAACTGTATCAATTGCAGCACCAACCGGATCAATGGCTGCTCGTAATTTATTGAGAGCATCTTTTTCATCGTCAGTCGCTTTTGTCACTTTGAATATGCTGGTTACGGCCTTATCACCAGACTGAGTCATCTTATCAAGCGCAACAGTAAGGCTGTCAGCCTGCTTCTCTGCCCCGGAGCTGTCCAGGCGTATCGCTAGCCGTGATTCTTGTTCTGCCATTTACCTTATCTCCGGGCAATAAAAAACCCGCCGATAAAGCGGGTTAGGAAATACTTAAAAAATGATAATCAGTGAAGGCTATCTTCATCCCTCGATTGAGTTACTGCAATTTAACGCCTCCCATAACAAACCGTTTGTCATCTTTGTTATAGGCTTCAAAATTTAAGGATTTCCCTTCATTGGATCTAACGATATTTACTTCACCATTGTCGCCACCAACGCCTTTCATTGTGAAGGTAGTTGTCTCCTGACCCGCAAAGGTGTTACTGCTGATATCGCTTTGATAGTAAGCCTTGCCGTCAATAATCATATCTACCATCCCGTTGTTATGCAGGTACAGCTTGGTATGATGCCACTTTCCCGTCCCGGTTAAATCGCCAGTGAGGAATTCACAGTTAAAGGAAACATCGCCTTTTTTACATTCCGACGTTATTTCCTCTTTCCCCGTAGCTATCATCTCAGCAATTGAAGGTGGGTCTTTAGGGGGGAGTAGTTTTGATATTTGAAACTTGTCATCACAGCCCAACAATGCCATTAAACCAAGCCCGACCACCAAAGCCCTTTTCACATCCCTATCCTCATCATTAACATTTGCTCACAGGTTAGCACAGGAAAAGATAGGGACAATGATATGACTACTTCACTTTTGCCTGTCTTTTCTGCTCTTCAGCCCACTCAACTCTCCAGGCATCATCGAGGGCCAGTATTGCTGCGTCAAACTCAATGCGGTCGATCAGGATGGTGCGCGATGCCAGGTAAAGCTCAATATCATTCAGGGATAGAGGGAGCGGCACTCCGGCCATGCCGGCATACTTCCTGCCGCGCGATATCATGGCGTAAGCGTTGAGGATCTCCCCAGTGACCGCATCGATTTCAGGCTCTGGAATGGGTGGGAGATTTAGCTTCTCCCTGCGCCACTTTGCTTTCTCGCCCTGCTCGCCAGCGAAATCCTTTAGCCACTTTTGGGCCTCTATGGCTTTTTTACGGTTTCCTGAGTCTGCTGCTCCTTACCCTGAGCAATGTTTGCCGCCTCAGCCAGTATCAGCCAGTATAGCGCCGGGTGCTGTTTCAGCATGGCAGCCCCAAGTTCTGGGGTGTAGTCGAGAGCAACCTCTATGCCGTCGACTAACTTACCTACTCCCTCCCAGCCTTTCAGCAGGAACCGAGCGGCGTTATCGATCAGCAGGTCATCAACAGAGTCTATATCGTCCACGATGGCGAGATTAAAATCCGTTGTCCCCACCTTATAACCTGCGTCCATCTTATCGATGTGGCGGCGCACCAGCGCGTTACGAGAGCGATATTGCGGATTCTCGCTGCTGGCCACCAGCAGGCGAAGTTTGAACAGCGATTCTTCTTCCGGCGAGAATTCCTTTTTGCTGCCTTCTGGCTTTTTGTAGGGATAAAACCAGCGCTCGCCATTTAAATCAATTTTCGGGGTAACAATCAGCATAAAAAACTCCATAAAAAAACCCTCCAAAGAGGGCCAATGTTAATCACCACCGCCATTAGTGGCAGGAACGCGGGTAATAGTTGGCGGAGTATTGGCCGCGGTGATATCCAGCTGAACCTGAACAATGTCAGTGCTCCCCGCATCCGGCCAGTCGCCGGAGATCTGCACTTCCGGGAAATCGAAGGTATAGGCGCCTTCATCATTCTCCAGCGTGAAGCTAAACGGCACCGTTTCGCCGGTGAACGTTTTTTTGTAAACCTCCCAGGCAGCCTTTGACCATGACAGCGTGATTTGACCTGACGGGGTAAAGATTGTCGGAATGTTTGCGCCGGCGAACGCCGAACCGGTACCGATGCAGCGCTGAGTCTGCATATTGTTGTTGAACTGAATGTTAAAGGTGTCGACGCAGAAGCCTGTCCCGCCATCAACACCATTCAGCCGGATGTTCGTGACCTCTTTGAAGGAGTAACGCAGCGCCCCCGCTAAATCCACCGGAGTGGTGAAATAGCTGGTATCGTCCCCTTTCGTCTCCCAGTCCAGCCCTGCAAACGTAATGGTTGCAGTGATATCACCATCGGCCGGGATTTCCATCTGGAAGGTGCCAACCTGGCAACCGCGGGCAATATGGGCAATCCCCACATCACTGGCAAAGGTCGCCACGGAGAACGTAATGCGACCATTACCCATCGTCAGCACGTTATTTACCCATTCGGTACCGAAACAGCTGGCAAGAAAATCGTCATGCTGATTCCAGCGAAACCGTGTGCCGACATCGCCGCCGACATCCACTGTGCCACGTGAAACGCCCTGCGCCATGCGGTCACCAGCGATTTCGTCATTGTCGTTGGTGTTCTGCGTTGGTTTCAGACCAAATGAAGAACGACGCAGCAGGTTCCACGCCCCTGCTGTAGGCGTGATTCCTGGCGTTGTCTCGCGAATAAACGCGGCTACTACTTTTGCACCTGAGCTCACAGGAGCCTCCTGTTTTTTGTGCGCTACAGAGCGCGATAAGGAATTTGAAGATTGAGCTGTAACCAGCCATCGGTCTCACCTGCCGGCACAGCAGAAACGGCGAAATAACTCAGCTTCCCGTCGTCCCTGAACTCGAATAGCTCCGTTAGCTGATCGGCCGTCCGGGAGATAAGCAACGTCCCGGAGCCGACCGGAACAAACAGCTGAATGATGAGTAAACCTGTTCTGTGCACGACCGGCCCATCCCCGATCTCGGTTGTGCCTGCCTGCCCTGCAATGTTGGTGAGACGGGCCCAGATATCGCGGTTACTGGGGTCAAATACCGGACCATTGGGATAATCCACCGCATCAGAGGCAATAGCGGTCTGTGCCGCCATTCGGGAAATGACAGCGTTTCTGATTTCTGTAAGGGTCATTTGTAGGCCTGAATCACACCATTAAACGAGACGGCATAGACGCCTGTCGGCGCCTGTGTTGAGTGGCCATTCTCCAGAGGCACGGAGTAAGGCAGGTTCGACTGGATGTAAATCACCGAGTAGGCTGGCGCCTGGTCAATAATATTTTTGCCATTAAGAAACGTCATTGTCCCGCGCGGATCCGGTTCGGTCGGGACGGAATGATTAGGTTCGCCGATGCTGACAAAATGCGATGCCCTGAACGTACCCGCGCGATAATCTGACGGACGTTTGATATCCATGCTGTCATTAACTCGAACTTTCTTCCTGAGCCTTCCGGTTTTGGTCAGGTTAGCAGGATCGGCATAAAGAAATTCGTTCCATTCACCTACCGCTTTGTTGTATTGAACCGCGGTCGCGTTGATGGCCCACAGCTCCGGGTTTCCTACCGGCGACCGTTGAACAATTTCATTCAGCAGTTGAATGGCGATTGTCCGCTGGCGTAGTTTGACATCTTCGGCCACCAGCCCGGCGAATGCCGCCGGGTCAATGTTCCAGCCCTTAGCCATATCACACCCTCCGCAGTTGAATGGAGTACACAGCGCCAGCAGAGTCGGCAGAAGCGGTGATGATCTCGTAACGCTGAAGCTCACCCGTAATAGAATCCGGTGCGGTGATGATATGCCCGACTGCCGGCTTGTTAGTCACCTCATTGACCAGGGCGGTTAGCTTCACGTCACCATGCAGAATGTTAACGCCATCGATACGGCGCAGTTTATAACGCGCCAGCACTCCACGCCCCGAGTAAGTCACCTGCGTTTCAGTGCCGGTTTCCGTCACCGGGTCCCAGGCACCTCGAACGGTGTATGACCCAGTGAAATCCTTAACGGCATCCTGCAGGTCTGTATCGAAGGCTGCGGCGACTTCAGTTTGGAGTTCGTCGCGGATACCCACGGTCTACCTCCTCTATGCCTTTTTCACCAAAACGCTGAAGCGGGATATTGTTAGAAACATATCCGCCAGTAAAAAGGACCAGGACGTTACCACGCAGTTTCCTGGTATAGATTTCGCCGTTGCGTTTAACCCTCAGCGGAAGCGGAGCAAACTCAACAACGCCCTTTGCCGGGTTTGCGTAAACGACATAATTGATCGGGTTTCCATTCACAAACACATCGCGAGGGCCGAGCCCGTCACCGGCATAATGCACATCAGTGTTTTGCATATCACCCCCTTACCAGCCGTACCTGAGACTGACTAACGCCATAGGGCTTTAGCATTGCAAGCGCCAGCTGCAGATCGGAATCAAGCAATGCCGAGCTGTTGGTAGCAAGTTCCGCGAAGGTCTTTGAAACGCTGACATCATCGGCATCTACCGTCTTACTCAGCAACACACCAGAATCGGTTTTCTGCTGATAAAGGCCACCATTCGAGGCCGCTAGCGCCGCATAGGCGCCAGCTTGTTTCACATCGTCAGGAATGATGATTTCGTGAGTTGCCTTATTGCACGGCATTTTCAGGTTAAGTCCATTCATCCAGGTATTAGCCATCAGCACAGATTTGGCTTTTTTGCTTTCATCTGTCCAGGTGGCACCGAGAATCGAATTGACGTCTTCAACGGTGATGAAAGTGATCATGCATCACTCCATTTCTTTCCAGCCGTGCGCCTTCCAGTTCTCCACTTCATCAGGGTGAACGTTGGCGGTATTGGGCGCACCCGGGAATGCCGGGAAATCGGTAACCATCGCCACCAACAGCGATGTGGTCGTTACGGGTACGTTGTTATCCACCTTCGTAGACGCAGTTTGCTCAGCAGCTCGTTGGGCGCGCTGCTCTTTTGTTAATCCGGCCATTATCCCTCCACTAAAAAAAGGGGCCGAAGCCCCCTGTTTATCAGCCCAGCAACAACGCTGAGTGCGCGGACTTAACTGCCGCTACACCCCAGGATAAACCGACTTCGTAACGCACCTGGCGATACTGGCGGTACAGTGCCACCTGGTAAGTGATGCCAGATACGGGGTCAGTAACGTTCATCACATCATCCGCCGTATCGCCGCCCTGCGGCATTGCCGGGGTTCGGGATGCAAGCAGGAATGCATTGCGATCAAACGCCATGTTTGCGGTGTAGGCGCCACCAGCGGTAATAGCGGTGTTGTCGGCCAGTGACTGACGTAAGCCAGGAGCAGCCAGGGTGATTGCTGTGGCCGTCGCAGCAGCAACAAGGTATTTATTACTGTCCCCGTCAAACGTCACGATGTCACCTGCTGCAAAAGCACCTGTGCCGGTATCAATGGCAATCAGAATATCGCCTTCAGCTTTTGCTCCATTCACCAGGTATCCGGCAGCCGGAGATGCAGCGCGTTTCTTAACATGCGCGGATTCGTGGATGTTGAATCCTTCCAGTCGCCCCACGATACCTTCGCGCAGAAGCGCATCAGTACCGGACTCGTTTACTTTGAACAGAACAGACTGTTTACCACGGAGGTTTGCGATAGCCGAAGAACCGAGAACCATCTGCAGATCAGTTGTCGGCGAACCGTTGTCAGAGAGAACCTGGCGCGCATTGGCCGCATCCGACAAATCGCCTGCAATACCGAAAGGAGCGGTGCCGGCCGTACCGACAGCACGGGAGGATGCGAAATACAGAGCTGCGAGATCTGCATCCATCTCATTAGCCAGCGCGCGAAAAGCCTGCTTAAACTGATCAGCAAGGATGGTGTTGTATGTCCCTGCGGGCCCCAGTGCCAGTTGTTCCTCACCGTTCCATTTGACCGGGGCCATTTTGGATTTGGTGATTTTGACATCAACGGTGCCGATCGTCTGGTCGCCGTCATTTGGCGCAGTAGCCCCCGGGGTAATATCAACAGTGGTAGCCGGTGGCGCAACCGGCGCAGTAACAGTCTGGTCCTTCGCCGCCGCATCAGCTTTAGCATTGCGCGATACAGCCGGGATAAAACCGACCTGTTCGCGAGATACGGTATCCAGAGCCGTGAAGATAGTCGGGATCAACCCGGTAAGCGTATTAGCCATGTGTATAGATTCCTTGGAGATTAAAATATAGGGTTGGTTGAGCTATCCAGCTCCGGCACCAGCAGCCATCCGGCGGCTGGCAAAGAATTAATCGACGATGGTGATACCGTCTTTGAGAGTTGATTGCTGATCTGTCGGACTCAAACTGGTAAACGCATCGCGTTTCATCGTTTTCTGCCCGAGTGAATGCTGAGACTGCCGTGAGCCGCCTCCCTGGTTGCCGCTGGCCCTCAGAATGTGGTCTTTCTGTGGGTACTGCTCCACCAGGAACTCCAGCGCCTCATCAAAGGCCGCCAGTTCGCCCGGCTTCGAGCGGGAATAAATTTTGTTGCCAGAGCCATCATAGGCAACGACTTTGCCGTCCTCGACTTTAAAGGACTGACCGAACCGCGCCTGAAGCATATCTGCCGGAATTGCTACTTTATCTGCGATGAATTTCGAGCCAGAGAACCGGCCGCCGATCATTTCCTGATAAAGCTGGCCTTCAAGGGTCGTCGCACGCTGAGTAGCTTCATCAAGCTGGGCCTGGAATGATTTGGTGATATCCGCTTTAACCTGATCAACGGCGCCTGCGTCGATCAGTTTTTTCTGGTCGATTTTAGTCATCATCTCCAGCGCTTCGAGCGCCTTTGCCGGATCGCCGATTTTGGCATACTTAGCCAGACCGGCTTCAGCGGCTTCTTTGGCTTCACGATGAGATTTTGCCTCGCCATTCAGAGAGGAGATTTTCCCAACGGCCTGCACAGCATCAAAACCAACTTCCTGGCCGTCATCGTGGACGTAGACGGGTAAACCGCTGGAATCGACTTCTGCATAGATTTTGCCGTTAACTTCGACTGTTTTCAGTTTCATGTGGTTACCTTTTCGGGGTCATCCGACCGTTGCACCGCTCACCATCCGGATCACGGCAATAAAAAAGGCCGCCCGGAGGCAGCCTGATTGAAGACTTAAAAAGCTTTAAAGTCTGGCGTTACTGAACGCCTGAGCATCCAGGTTACGAAGTTGCTCCAGAGTCAGCCATTCGCCCTTGTCGTTGTAGAAGTCATCGGGCGACATACCGCCGTCACGAATCAGCCGGGCCCGGGTTACGCCAACGATCTGTGACTGTCGCGTGAACGACTGGCGCGAGAACCAGCCCTGATAATCGGTATCCGAAGGCACCTGCCCGTCCATGCTGGCACGTGAGCTATCTGATATTTGCCCAACAGCAATACCCAGCTCATCAGACGATTTCAGGATGTAGGTTTCGACGCTGCGGCAGCAGAAATGGATTTTCCCGGGCCCCTGCAGATACGGCACCTTATGGCCGATAGGCTTGTTATCCAGGGTGTATTTGAGACGGTCGCGTATCCGACAATCCTTTGATGTCCGGTTATCCAAAGTGGATAACCACTGCTTACCCTTCAGAATGTCGTCGTTAGCATCCGCAAAGCTCTTTCGCGCCGTCGCCGCAAGATGCCCTACAGCTGTTTTGGCAATGCTGCCGGCGTTGGCCCTGCTCATCTGCAGCGCGCCATCCTGATAGCCACGGTTAGCATGACCACGCACCTTTCTGGCGATTTGTTCATGCGAATCGCCCAGCAGGAATCCCTGCCGCACCGTGTTACTGATGCGCGTCATGCGATCGGCTTCAAGGCTATCAGCCCATTCACTGAGCAGGCGTCCCTGAAATGGCTTGGCCATCGCCGCCGCATACACAGCATCAGGGGAGATTCCCACCAGCGGATGAAGCGCCAGAACATCGTCGGGGATAGCGAACTGAAACAGGCTCATCTGATAGCCTGCCTCATGCTGCGCCAGTTCCTGCAGCTCGCCGGCGAGGCTTTCGCTCATCGACTGAACCACATCACGATTTAACGCCCTGACGCTGACCAGAAGAGATTCTAGCCTCGACACCGTGAAACTTTCCGCATCGAGGGTATCTATCGCCACCAGCAGCCTGGCCGTAAGCTCTGCATCGCTGTCATTCAGGATTTTTATCATCCTGTTTGCAACGCTGGTGCTGTACCGCGCTATCCATATCGCATGCGCTATCGATTCATCCTGAAGCTTGTCATTCGCCGTTGCCATTTGCACCACCCGGGTTACTCAGTCCGCCGGCCAGCGTGACCTGCTGATTTCGCAGCTCGTCGATTACCTCTTCGGGCTTCGCATCCGGATCGATAAATTTCAGAGCCTGCAATACGCGAACAGCATCGACCTGACGTATATCACCACCCTGACGGAGCGACTGAACAGCTGTTGCAGCTGCGGCATCAAACGTCTGGGCTGAAACATCCAGTTCGGTGCGTACATCGACATTGCCGCCTTCTTTCTCGCCCAGCCATTCCGCCATAATCTGCAGGATATTATCGAGCGCATCCTCAAGCGAGCTTGCCATGGTGTAGAGAGGTGAATTCTCCTGCATCCGCTCTTCGTGAGTCTGGTCTAAGGATTTAGTCGATGTGTTTTCCGCGCGCAGCAGTTTTGCGCCGGCCTGACGCATCTGGTTTTCCAGATCCTCAAGGGAAATCTTACCGGCTTCAATCGCAGCCCCGGTATGCTCGACATATTCCAGTCCCTGCCGCTGTCGGTCATCGAAACGAGTCGCAGAGGAAGAACCTATCGTCAACGTTTCGCCATCAGCCAGACCGTAAGCCACCAGCAACGGCACGCGAGCGACATGAAGAATGTTGTCCTGTTCACTCTGACTCTGCCAGTGCTTGATATTCAGTAAGGCGAGATTAAGCAGTGGCGGTGAACCGCGCATAAAGCCTGTGCGTTTCGTGTAAAGTGTCACCAGGGGAATGTCATCGCGACTGGTTTCCCACTCGTCGTGAATCTGCCACTGGCTTTCGCCGTTATCACCTTTATTTCGGCGATAAATTTCAACCTTGCCCGGCATGATATGGCGTATTTGCTCAACTTTCGTTTGCCCGTAATCGTCGCCATCAACAATGATGACCTCTCTGATACGCAGATCGGTCAGCATCACTTTCCCTTTAACCACTTTCGATTTCCAGCCGATGACCTGGCGAGGATTAAGCATCGTGGCATACGGGCGGGATCCCGCGGCTTTTTCGTCGGCTTTAGTTTTTACTGCCTCCCGGTCAATTTTCGGGAAATCCACCAGCGCATGTACCAGACCATACTGGAATCCGATGCTGAAAAATTGCTGTGCCCAGACATCGAGCCGGTTTCCTTCCATATCAATATCTGGCGACAGCTCCCGTATTTGTTCAGGAGAATCCTCACTCAATACCGTCGGCTCAGCAAACACTCGCCCGATGTTTTGTTTAATGGCCTCTTCATAGGCAGGTAGTAACGTTGCCGAAGCCAAACGCTCCTTATAACTTTCAGGATCTTCGTTCGGCCATTTCGGGAGATACTTCTTGCCCTGCCGGCGCATTTCCAGCGTGCCGCCCATCAGCGCATCATTAATATCCCATGCCTCAACCATGTCGTTATAGTCGAGGTTGGGCGTTGAAATATCAGGCATGGTTTTACATCCGCAGTTGGGTGACTTTTCCAGTCGGTTTGATAATCGGGAATTGCTTCACAATGAAATACCCACCGGCATCGTTGGGATGATCGTTATCCGCCGTTTTATCCGGCTCACCGTTTTCGCCCCAAACCTGTTGCTCAAGCGATTCTGTGTACACCGGGCACCGCTTTACATTCACTTTGTAGCGACGTTCACCGTTACCATTGCAGAACATGGCATTCATCGCGTTGATGCGGTCTTTCACTGGCGGGTTTGATGCATTAACAACCACATTGAAGCCAGCCTGCTTAAGCTGAGCGATATCCGTGGCGCTGGCATTGCTGGATTTGCGGGAATCGCCGGAAGCGTCCGGGTAAATATAGATTTCCCGCACCTTGCGATAATCGTTGCCGTCGTACAGCCAGAACCGTTCTTTTATGATGCGGATCATGTCAGGGGTGTCGTAAGCCTTCACGATTTCATTAACCGCAAACGGAAGCCCCAGACGTAATACATGAACAACCCCGGCCATCTTCCCGACGTTGAAATCCATACCGATATACAGCGGCTCACCTGGTTGCTCTTCCTCCCGACAGTTATTCAGCTTACGGTCAAACTGATGGTAAATCGTCCCGCTGGTCAGGTTAGTGAACTGGCCACGCAGATAAGCCTTGATCAGCTCCGGCGGGTATGACTCCATCAGCGACGGGATATAGTCCGGCGGTAGATTCTTTTCGTTGTCGAACGTCGAGGCCTGCACCAGGCCGTACAGCGTTGAGAGCGAAGGCTTATCTCGTACAGCCTTTGCGAACTGCTGATAAACGAATTTAAACCCTTCCGGCGTCGTGGTAACGTCGATCCCGTTACGAAGACCGTCCACGTTGTAACGCATACGGGCAATGATTTTTCGCCAGGCTAACTGCGCCTTTTTGGCGGGCATTACGTCCAGCTCATCAATCAGCGCGTTACCGATTTTAAAACCAACGATGGTTTGCGGTTTCTCCATCGAGCGGCAAATCGTCGTTCCTCGGTACTGGCGCCCGGCGTAGAAGTGAACCTCTTTGTTTCCCTCGTTGATTTTGACATTCAGCCCCCAGTCGTGGGCCACCTCCTCAACAGTGGGATAAAAGATGTCACGGATCTGCGGATACGTTGGCGCAAAGTAACCCTGGTTGATTTTGGGGTGTTCCCACATCCCTTTGCAGATACCACCGCAGCCGACCCACGTCTTACCGGAACCGAAGCCGGCGACGTAGGCCTTAAACTTGTACTGCATCGCAAGAAATTTGGCCTGAGGGATGTTAAGCGTCGGTGCTATCGCCATCCTCTTCCCTCACTCGTGCATCGACTACGTTGATATTGATTGCAACTGGCGTTGGTTCGTCATCCTCCGGATCAGCAGCCAGCTCTTTGCGTAATTTTTCGACCTCCAGCTGCCGGCGCTCAATTTCAATCAGCTGCAGACGCTGGGCGAACTCGCTATCAGCCAGGCCGAGACGTTTCATCACCGCCTCGTACATCCGCTCCCGGCTGATAGCGGTAATCTCCACGCCATTCTTCCCAAGCTTCACACCGGAATAGGCAAGCGCAGCATCAGGCGCCAGTTTTCGCGTATCGGCGAAGAAAGGCTGGCCGATGCCATCTCCATTACAGCGAGGGCATTCCGGGTTAGGTGCGCTGGAGTGGTCGTAACCGTAACCACCAACATCGACGGGCTCGCGACGTTTTCGCTCAAGCGCTTCGAGTCGCTTCTCTTCGTACTCCACGGCATCACGCCATTGATACTGATGACCAAAGCCCCAGCAGTAACGACAACTCCCGCGGCGATACTGTGATAGCTGGTTGGCGTCGAACGTTGCCAGGCGCCACATCTGCTCAAGCACTTCATCGGCACTTCCAAGCGTGCGCACAATGGATGCTTTCTGCTGCTGCGCAATGGCCTGCGCAATACTAACTTTTGCTAACAGCCTTGCTCCCTGTTCATTCGCTGTATTCTTGCTGTACCCGGCACGGATAGCGGCCTGTGTGGCGTTGTTGTCCTTCAGGTATTCCGCGACAAATGAACGTTGTTGATCGGTGAGGCCATCATCATCCACCAACTCTTCTGCGCACTTTTCCTTTTGCGCAGTGCGCAGTTTCTTCTGCGCAGGTTTTTGCGCAGTGGGTTTCTTGATGTATCGGCGGGCGGTAGCGTAATTCAGTCCCTGCGCTTCACACCAATCCTTCGGTGATACGCCGGTTGCGGCATGATCGGACAGGAACCGTTGCTGAAGCTCGCCCCAGTCCGGTTTTGCCATGGATTATTCCTATTTAACGTGAGGGAGAAAAAGGAATTACTGATTCTCCATAAAATATTCACTTTTATGTTTTGGAATTAAGGCTCTTTAGTTCAGGAGTTATTATGAAAAGAATTATGCTTGCTGTTTTTGTGATCTGTGGTGCGCTGTCACTTTCAGGATGTATCCTTCCCCCTGGTCCCCATGGAGGCGGACATGGTGGAGATCACTTCCATGGTCCTGAGCATCGTTAATCGCCTGAGGGCTTTCATTTTACAAATGATGAAAAAGGCCGCAAAAATATGCGGCCTTTAGTTACTACCAGCTAGCGTATAAAGAATCTCTCAGGAGCCACCCGGGAGAGGTTCATCTATACGGCTAACTGACCTCTGCCGTTCTGGTGTTGGCAGGCAGAGACGTTATGAGAGTAGTGAGTATTTCAAAATTCACCGGGATAAACAGACAATGATGTCAGTTACCCCGTATAACTGGAAATTGGTGATTGATTGAACTGTCAGCTCAGACGATTTGTCTGATGGTCATTATCACAGGCACTCTATGAACGCCTGCTGTAATGCCTTAGCTGACCTGCTCAGCGGCAGTATCAAACAGCGCCAGCGCTTCGGTCGCTTCCTGGATTGCCTTACGGGTCTTCGAGACAATCTCACTTTCAGTGAAAACACGATCGAAAGAGTCAGCGAATAGCTCAGACTTCAGATAGCTGTCGCCTACCCAGTCAATGGCTAACTTCGCCGCTGCAGTGTCGTAATTCACTTTCTTGATAATATCCAGGCGGATTTGCTCAGATGCGGTGATCTCTGACATGTCTTACCTCTTTGATAAATAATACATACAGAAAGGCCCTGTATTAACAGGGCCTTTTATCGTCAAACTTTAGGGAACCAACGCTACAAGCCAGGTAAAGTAATGACACCCTGACTTTATACTAAAAAGTGACTCATATTAGAGCTAATGGTGATCATCCATAAAACCAGCCTGCGACACCAAGGAACATGGCTGACAGAAAACAACAAATTGCAGTTTTATGCATCAATACACCGTAAAAGGCGCAAGATATCACGACAAGAAGTACAATAAGGACAGGCCACATACTAAACAAAAGAATAGCATATGACTCCGAATTATTATAAATATTATTTTGCACTAGCATCATAATCCTTCTACGGTGTTTGAAAGCATTGCAATGATGCCAATTTTAAATTCCAACAGCGAATTTATAATAAATAGAAGCCACCAAACCAACGAAAAATCACTCTTACCAAACAAAAATCATTACCAAGAAGATTCAACTACAACCCAAATATTCAACCCGTGTATATAACGCTGCACCGGAACACAAACAAATACACCTTCATTTAAACTTACTGACTTTATTATACTACCCGCAGGAGGAAAAACATCCCCACTCCCAGGCAACTTGTTAATTTGTTCAGTACCATATCGATAATACTCTGGAAGTTGTGGAAGTTTGCACTCAGTCATAATTAGCAGCTCATTTTATAAGAACTCAATGTAGCATACATGATGAACTAAAAAACCCACATTGCAAACAATATATTTCGTTAAAGTGAAAAACATTGCTTCGCGAGGAGATTTTTTTGTTCACAGCTTCTCTTACCCTCTAAATTCCCTAAGGTTTTACCTAATATCTTAATTTTGAAATGGTAGAAATATTATGAAAGTTACAGACGTACAATCCATGAAGCATACACTCACTAAGCTTGTTAAATCAGAAACACATTCTACACTTACTTATGACTTTGCTCTGCCATGACAAAGTCTACTGTTCTACCCGTGAGCTCAGGGATGAGCCACTTCCTGTAGTGTCAGACCATCCATTTTTTCTCAAAACCAGTAGAAAAACACCTCGAAATCTGACTAAACTCCGACATTGGCTGCCTCTGCAGCGCCCCGTCAATTTGTCGGATTTACTCCACGGGGTTTTTTATCACCTGAAACTGCTGGGCAAAGGCTCTAAGAATCCAGCCCACCAGCGGTACACATTCCCGGCATCCAGAAGCAGGATACCTGAGAGATGTTATATCCTTCGATCATATGAGGAATGTATCGTAAGTAGTTCTATTCAAAGGTGAGTTCATCAAGCCTTAATGGTTTTCTTATAAAAGCCTTTTGGCATTCGATTATGAGTATCTGCCCCTCGCACAATGAGCAAAACACAGGAGAGGATTTACCGGAATCACCATTTCCACAGGTTAGCTCCTTAACCCCATAAATAGTGCGCTCAATCGTGTTATCTCTGATAAGATTGATATGCCCTGCATGCTTTTCACCTTGTACTATGTATTTAGACTGCTTACCTGTTATACCCTCAGAGAAAATTGCAACCCCTTTATCAAAATCCCAGATAAAAATCTTACGCCCACCGTCAGATACAAGCATTTCCAGTGTCAGCTTGTCATTCGATGCTGGGTCAGACATTCTTGCATAGCATTTTCTAATCACAACACACCTACCCATTTTTAGGTAGAATATAAACACGCCAGAAGCAGCATTCAACAAGAAAAATAATCTGTCCTGCATAAGCCAGCCAACTGCCTTTCTCCAACCGCAGCTGACGTAAACACTGAATGGCACACTAGCGCAACAGCTTCAACTGGCAGGAAAGGTCCTCAGGATTTTATTGTTACTCCACAGTTTTAACGGGACTGGCGCCCCCCTAAGCATACCGTAAAGGAAACAACCAGAAGAGAAAAGGCCTACCGTAATGGAAGGCCTTTAAGGGGTTATGCAGTATGTTGTGGTGCCGGGTGCCTCCCGGTAAGTCTGCCCCAGCCAACAGACCTGCGTGTGTGCTCAAAGAGAAAACCTGGCTGGTCGCCCCACCGCACAGGGGGATTCACCACGCATCTACATTAGCTATGCGATAAGTGCATAGTCAATTTAATGTCACCTGTAAAAACATCTCTTTCGGAAAACTGTATATCCTGGCAGACAATAATTAATCATTTCATATTGAATCATTACAAATCCAACAATAAAATTTCATATCAGGTTTCAAATTAAGAAAAAATTCCAGTTAGGAATTTTCTCACTTAAATCCCACACTACTCCTCATGCGAACCATAATATCCATGGTCCTTAGGAGGGTTAACTCACATGACAACCATACTGATGATAGCGTTAGCTGTAGTTCTTCTTTTAGTTGCAGTGGGTTCACTGGTTTCATACTTGCGAGAAACGAGTAAATATAAAAATACTTTTAAAAAAAGGTATTAACTTTTACCCAATTCTGCACAAAAGGGGTAGTCAACCGGCACTATCCCTGCTTTCTAACTACTGCCTTCCAGTAAGAAGGCCTAAGTCACCCTAGTGTCGCAGAGAACGTCTATACGCAAGATCCATGACCTGATTACACAACCACACTCTCGCAGTGCTCTGCGCCCGTGCCCTTGAGTTCCTGTCACATCATCGCCGTTAATAACCGCTGCACGTTTGGCATTCGCGCTGCTTTACCGGAGCATGTCCCCTTATTTTCCCTCACAACGGTCTGCTATACCTGCTCGCCATTACGCGACTCGGGGCAGCATCATTACTGCTGCTCTGCCTTACGGCTGCGGTCTATCTGCTTTAATTCTTCATGGCTGTATTCTCTGGTGGGGAAAGTTGTTGGGCTATCCCTTAATGGGGTTAGCAATCAGCGTCAGGACGCGCCACGGCGCGGCATGCCCACATACAGGCTTCCTGCATTTTGGTACGCGCGATAGCCATGCAGCGCAAAGCCTCTGCTCTCTCGGTTTCGGCCTGACTACCACGCTCGACAACTTCAGCCGTTGCAACCTCTCGCTCAGTATCGAGCAGACTGCAAAAATGCCGGCTGACACCTTTGAGGCGGTTCATCCGCTCAATGTCGCCAGCGGTTAATGTGCGGTAGCCTTTTACAGTGCTGCCGTCCTGCGGTTTTGCTTCACTCATTTCGTAGCCCTTTCGGTTGTACCTGGTTTGCTTTTACTAGCTCGTAGGTGGATATTGTTGGGAGGGAAAGCATGGAGATAACCAAATGAAACAGATACTTTTTACATGGTTTGCTTTTACAAATACCTATGCCTGCATCACCGCCAGCATTAATGTGAACAACTCGCTAATGCTTAATTCAGCTGTGCCGTGGATTGTTGGGGTTTCTCTTGGAGTAATCACCAATTACTTATTGGCTAAAAAACTAAAGGAAAGCGGGTTTCTGTAGGCCTGCTGGTTTCTGGCCAGGTTACTTCTTAACGCTGTCCGGCATCACCGCACCAACAACGCCAGCCAGCGCTACGCCGCCAGCGATGACGGTTTCCTGAATGCCCGGAGGCATCTGATAGCCGAAGACACCGGCAATGACCAGGATGATGCCGCGCCAGGTTGACGGCTCTTTCAGTCGATTAATGAGATAGTTCATATTTCCCTCAAACAAGAATACTTTTTGCCAGGAGATAGCGGGCTTTACGGTCATCAATGCCGTTCTGTCCGCCGTTGATAATCTGAGTGACGCGTGTAAGGTCACCGGGATAACGCAAACAGCCGCGTGAGGTATAGAACCAGGCAGCACTGCGCGCCGCATACTCATCCTGTGCCAGCAATTCAGGCTGTTTAACCAGATCAATCTTCAAAGCATTCCCGCATTCGCGGTAATTGTTCAGGCCGGTGGTCTGGATGAGCCCGCGCCCGCGGTAAAACCAGCCGTCTGTTGCCCCGTTATTCCCCATGCGTTTGCTGTACACCAGATTGGCGATCGCTCGTTGCCTCTCCAGTGGCAACGATGGTTCACCCTGCCGGCGGCCGAGCGAATTAGCCTGACCCTGCGTCAGCCGCCCGGCGCGGACAAAACTATTCAAGCCAGCCACGCTATAATTGAAGCTCTCAACAAGCTGGGTAAATCCCGTGCTTTCATGCCCTACCTGGGCAATGAACATTGCCTGGTCGATAGCGGAAGTGATGCCAAACTCTTTCATCGCGGCTGTAATATGCGGAAACCAGCGCGCAGCTAACCCGGCGCTGATGCCAGCCGCCTTCTGGAATTGTGTTTGATTCATTAGTGCCTCAGTGTATCGACCAGACGCGCCACGTTACCCCGAGCCCATAGCACGGCGGCGCATATCATCACGTTTGCCATTACCACCAGCCAGTGGGACTGTACGTAAAGACCGAAGATAAATTGGAAAGGTATGCTCGCGTAAATCAGTACAAGCAAGTAAGCAATGATGGAGATACCAGGGCGATGCCTGGCACCGCGACGTTGATAAAACATCAAAGCGCAGACAATAACGGCACATATCACCGCATTGGCCAGCGCTGCCGGGTCATTTATTACCATTCGAACCTCCTCCCCTTAATCGGGAAAGTAATCCGAACAGGCTGCTCAAGTCCTGGCTGTTAATGAAAGTCAGGACCTTGATGGTGACAGTAGATGCCACCACCGCACCGAGCGCATCAAGCGGACGATCTGTATAGCCTGTCCAGGTAGTAAATTTTGAGCCTAATAATCCGGCAGCCAGAACACCGACAATAAACGACGTCATGAAGTAAGCTATTTGCCTTCCACGTGTCAGGTTTGCGGTCGTTGCCACATAAAACACCGCGCCGCCAAAAGCCCCAAATACCACACCAAAATCGGTGTGGGTGATAACGCCATATACGACGGAACCAATTAAACCGCCGCCAAAAATCAGGCCGGTACCAGTTAAAGGATCGGACATTAAGCCCCCTCTTATTGCTGTGAGTCCTCTCAGAATTGAGGGGAAAAAGAAAAGGCCACGCATAAGCGCAGCCTCAAATGATTTGTACCTCAGCTTTCCGAGGAGACTTATTCATGGCGAAAAAAAGCCCGCTCAGAGGAACGGGCAGAAAGTAGGCATTCTAGGTAGTAACGAAACGAAGCCACTCCTAATAGTCCGAGCTACCGATTTACCAGGAAGCATTCACTTTTGCCGTTACGTTCTATAAACATAGACAGGCAACCGCAGAAGTAAACCTTCCATAAATCTTAAATATGTTATGTGGCAGTATGGTGCCGGGTGCCTCCCGGTGAGCATGCCCCAGTCGGCATGGCCCGCGCTGCATTTACAGGTTCTGTAACTGACTGGTCGCCCCTCCGCATAGGGGGATTCACCACATCAATACGTTATGCTGCAAACATAGCTAGCGTCAATACACTCTGCATGAGTCGCAGCTACCTTCGCAGCGAACATTGCTATCGAAGAGCGACTAATCACAGGCATAAAAAACCCGCATTTTATGCGGGCTTATGACTTCGCAGCTTAGATTATCTGAATGCTGAATTCAGAGAAACTTCAGCATCCGGTTCGTGCGTAATTCTGTTTCTCAGATCCCGGCGAATTATCTCAATGGACCAGAACCACACCAGGTGTCCAAATATTTCAGAAACGTTTTCATACCATGGAAGTTCAATCAACGGCGGAGTTAGGCCCATAAGCGGGAACGAAATCATATGGACAAACAGTTGTGCGAGTGCACCTGCAAGCAAACCCTGCCACAGCTTGATTTTTGGAAACACCTCGGCAACTACACAATACCCAACCGCAAACACGATGGAGAATATGATATGCGTTACACCTACCCAGTTAAACACATGTCCGGCAAAGGTATAGACAGCCGCATTTGGATCGGCCAGCCCTAACCAATCACGCAGGAAAATATAAGGAGGGTTAAGGAAGTTTCTGGAACAATCAATTTGCCCGGCAGCTCGAATTAATGACTCTGGTCCACAGGCACTGGTAAACATATCGACAGGACTACGCGGTGGTAATGGTACTTCAGCACCCCATTTAACAAATGCTGAAACCACCCCAGAAATAAGCCCGATAAACAATGCAACACCATAATGCCGTCTGCGAGGTTCGGTTCGCACAAAAATATCTTTTAACGCCATAAGACCATCACTTATAAAGAATATTTACAGTTCCTTAATATTCCTTAAGTTTGGCGCATGGCATTTTGATTCAGATCACACTTTATAGCCGATTTCAGGCATTTGTTTTCAGAAACACAAAACCCTGCAGTAGCAGGGTTTATATGAATGGTTTCGTTCAGGCGTTTTATTCCACGATTTAAAATATACACGACAACTTCGGACAAAAGCAAGCACATTGCACCTAAAATGCAAAATAATGCGCCCATTTACTCAATCAGCTGTTGCTCGTTGAAACTCTTCATCTGCCCTCTTCTCTTCCCTCCAGCATAGGTCCACCAGCGCATCGCAGAAAGGTTTCCAGTTGCGCGTCCATGTTCTGATGTGCAGGTCTGGGATAAGCGTCAGAATCGCTTTATAAGCAGCAGTAGACGGCATCGCTGAAAAGCCATTCCCCGAACAGCGTTCACAGATTTTATATACCGGTGCTCCCTGCTCTTTTGTCGCTTTGCGGTCCAGAACCCGGCCAGAACCACCACAGCGGCAGCGAGCGTTTATTTTCCCCTTACCGTCACAGGCTTCACACTTAGCGCTGAAGACGGCTGTTACTTCAGTCCACTTATCCCAGTCGGAAGGACAGACAGCACGGGATTTTTTAGCCCAATATGGTGCTTTGCCCCACGGATTAGAAACTTTGCGTTCCGTGGTAGTGGTTTCAATCTTTCCGGTGCCACTGCATACCTTGCAGACTCCCGTTGTTTGCGCGGACCGGGAATACTCCGCAAAAGCAAACTGCGCTAAAATCAGGCAGCAGCGCCCCAGCGCTTTACCCGCTGTTTTGCGTACGTTCTTCGGTGCGGTTTCAATCGCATACCGCGCTAGCGCCTGGACGGCCAACTGCTCATCTATCTTGCTGATGCCAGCTTTGCCGAAAAATGCAGCCAGGCCGAATCGTGCACGACTGCTGGTGGTACCGATGGCCGCCATAACATCTGTACCGTTGAGGCGATCAGGTGATGTGCCTTTCACATCTTCGCTGATGTGCATACCCTGAGGGCTGAAATGTTTTAAGGATGCTTCGAGTTTCATGCTTTCAGTAACCCCTCTTGTTTCCATATAGCCAAAGTTCTGAGCACGCCTTCCGCATGCATAAGGCGCAGTTCGTCGCGGGTGTAATCGGTGGTTTTCTTTCTGCCATCAATGAGATCGTGGCAAGCACTACAGGCAATCGCTCCCTGGGTATCGTCCGGCTTGCATCCAGTTCCACAGGTACCCGCCAGTCGGTAATGCGCCAGCACACTGGTTTCTGGGTTGCCGTTGCAGTAACCGGGGATCCGTACCTGACATTCGCGGCCGCGTGCCGCTTTGCATAAATTAGCCATGCGCTCTCCTTGCCGCGAGACGCAGCCATTTCTGATCCACCAGGCGGGCGGTGTAGCCCTTCAGTGTCGGGATATCTGAAGGCTTAACATCTGGCGTACGCTTGCGGCGTGCCGGAACGCGGAAGATTTCATTGGTAATGACGCGGGAAAGTGGAGTAGACATCAGGCCTCCTGCTTATCGCGCAGTTGCTGGTATTCGCAACTTTGGGGAATGGTCAGGTGACAACCTATATTCATCGCCCAGGCTTCGACTTTGCACAGGAAGATGTACATCTCGCCGGTTTCCAACTCGGACGTATGGCGGAGGGATTGCACAGTGGTGACCTCGCCGGACACAACGTCCACGCGGTCTTTGCTTTCGTAGCCGAGATAGGTGTGCTTCATCGCGTCTTTGACCCACTCAGGCGTAGCAAAGGTCTTGCCGGGGGTGATGAGGTATTCACTGATTTCGCTATACCACATGTGGCTGAGCGCGTTCTGAGAAAGGCAGCGCTTCTCGCGCCAGGGCTTAACTTGCAAGCGGAAGCACTGGCCGGCATCCAGCAGTGGCTGGATCTGCTGACCGATGGCCGCGAAGTTACCGCGATGGAGCTTTATGCCGTCTACTGGCAGAGTCATACGGCCTCCTTCACGGAAACCGCATAATGCAGAAAATCGCAGGTGCATTTCTGCATCTGTGACTGGTTGAAAGGTGTTCTGATTGTCGTTTGCACTTTGAGTCCCCTCAAAGCGCAGAAGTCACCGGAGTTGTTCAGGCTCCGATGACATGATTATGGCTGGTTGATTATGGAAAATCAAACTCGCTTAGATTCATCAGCGAGGTCGTCATCTGTGACAACCATGAGGTTAAAGAATGAAATAATGTTTAACCACTGCGAGTAAATATCGCTCGTCATGCTGGTTAGCTCCTCTCCGTGAAAGAAGGCATCAGGCCCAACCTCATAGTTGAGCTCTTCAAAAAGCTCCATGTTTAATTGGCTAATGAAGAATTGCTTCAGACCCTTCATTACATCCTGATTGTTGGTATCTGAGTAATTTATTATGCTCCCCATTGCCAAGTTCAAACATCGAACAATATTGGCTGCGTCATGAAAGCTCCAGTCAGCCCCTTTCTTTCCTTTTGAGTATGAATTCGCTCTCTCAGCGCAAGCTTTTAATGTCTCGTACAAATACTGCTTTCCTTGCATCTGCAAAGCTTTTTCGGATGTGGCCCTGCTAGCTTCTGAGGATCGCCAAGCTAAATAAGTTGCGGCCGCAGATGCGATAGCTGCAATCGCAGAAACTGCATCTATACCGTTATCCCAACCAGACATAAAAACCCCCTCGATGATTTGAGAGGATTATACCTTCAAAGTTGCCGTGCTACCCATTCATAACTAAAGCTTTGGCTTTCCAATGAGAAAGCGCACTCTGTTCGCTAGAACCTATTTCGACGATATGGTGCCCCCAGGAATCTCCCCATGCCCTCCACGTTGACTTGCCGGTTTGGACTATCGTGACAACACACTCTTTGCCGTCGATGTGAACGTCATGCTGCACTGGTGATTGTGATTTCATTTTCAGGCTCCTGTTCGCTGTTGATAGCGAAATTATGCTGTCACGACACAATTACTTTCACTCCTGCGCGGCTTTGCGTTCTGCTGGGGATTTAGGCATCGCCAACCTCCTGCGGGACTACTCCTGTCCTCAAGCGCTTTAATTCACTTAATGCGCTTAGTATCTGTGCAGACTCCTCGACTTCCTGTTCTGAACCCAATTCAGACATCACCTCTGAATGTGCTTGTGCTTTTTCGATGAGAGCATTTAACTCTTCATCAGTGAGAATCTTTGACATGCTAGTTTTCTCTTAAAAGACGGCTTGCGGAACACACAGACTCAAAAAAAACCCGCCATAGCGGGTTTAGATTGTTTTGGAACGGCTCAGAAAGTTAACTATCCTTGAATCCTGGCTTGCCATTTTTTGCACGCCATTCTTTAACTTCCTTGACAACCCCCTCTGGACTATCCTCTCGGTCCTTTGGTGGATAGAAGATAACATCAGAACCATCAGGGTGCTCAGTAAGCCGTTCAAACTCTAATACGTTTTGTACGTCTTCGTCTTCCGTTGTAGTATTTGGGTTAAATATCTTTTTTACGAAAGCTAAAAATTCAGCTTCGGTAAAATCAGAAATACTTTTTTTATTGTCCATCATTTACCACCATTACTTTTGTGTACTTCAATGTGTTTTTTGGGAGTCATAACACGCAAGTTATCAACATCAAATACATCACCACCATCTTTAATAGCTTTTACGTGATGTAACTCATGTTTAAGCCTTCCTCCAACACGCTCACTTTTGCGAACGAAGGACGACTTTCCTAACTTAATACTACCTAAGCTAGCTTGATCAAACTGCTCACTTAGCTCTGGGGTATCAGAAACAGTCTTCCAGAAAGCTCTGCGGAACGAATTAAAGTTCGAGAACTCACGACCACGTAATTTGTCAGCAATCTGGCTTGGAATTGGAGAGCCTAGTTCCTGACCTGCTTTGTCTAACCAACCATCGCCAACCTGCTCCCCTTTACCGGTGACTTTGCCTGGCAAGTCTCGAGGGCTAGCCAACATAACATAAATGGGCTCAACTCCACTTACAAGCGCGTCAGGCTGCCAATAGATAAAGTCCTGTATCGCCAAATCTTCCGCAGCTGGATAGGTCGTTGTGACGATGCTATCTGCTTGTCGGATATCTGTACCCGTATGTACAGGAGTCTTTGGCACTGGCCCCGTATTACCGGTATTGGCAGGTGCTGTTGGCCCGCTTGGAACAGGGTTAATCAGAATGGTACGTGATGGAGCGCCAGCCACTGCCGGAACCGTAATGCGATCAAGGCCAGTAGCTTCATCCCGGACTGCATTAAGTACCGGAACAGCTGCAGACACCCCGCCGACACCAGTTTTAACCATGTGTACGGACTGACGACCATCATCGTCAGTAGTAATGAAGCTACGTACTGGTAAGTTGACACTGGTCATCCCTGGCTCAATACTAACCTTACCAGCCGCCATCAATCGGGCCTGCACTGCCAGCATTTCAATATCTCGTCCCGGCACCCGATCGCTACCTGTCCCCACTGGAATTGGTGTAAATCCAGCTACAAATGCACCTACCATAGCCCCAACTGGACTAACTACAGCAATATCGGATACCGCGACAGCACCTCTCCACAAAGCACTAGCCATCCATCCTGCCAGATCGCTCGCGGTAGTCATGACCCCACCAGAAGCCGAAGTTAACTGCAGAGCGGCAGGTGCCCGGTTTAGGACCATTGCTCCAGCTTTAACTAGTGCAGCACTCCCTGCCGCGGCCTTTTCAGGGGTATAGGTTGGCGTTGGTAAAATACCAGCTTTTTTAAATAAGGCCTGACGTGCTTCCTCAGCTTTGCGTGCCTCTTCAGCTTTCCTTGCTTCCTCAGCTTTGCGTGCCTCTTCAGCTTTCCTTGCTTCCTCAGCTTTGCGTGCCTCTTCAGCTTTCCTTGCTTCCTCGGCCTTCCTGGCCGCTTCAGCCTGACGAGCGGCCTCCTCAATATCTGCCTTAATCTGCTTGCTAGTTTTCCAGGCATCAGTAAGTGAAGTCACTTCCACGTCCTTGTCGCGATAACCAGTACGATCGTCACCCTTACCACCACCATTTATCAGGTAAGGAACTCGGACTCTGGTCATCACCTTGTCACTACTAAGCCAAAATCCATCTGGAATTTTCCCTTGTAGTACAGAAGCATAAATATCCGGCGAAACTTTATTCTTCGCTTCTATAGTTCCGCTACCGTCATTACCACCAGTTCCTCCAGTTCCTGCAGGGGTTTGGCCCAGTATATGCCCGGTTTCAAAGCTCCCAAGTGTACACGTTTTGCCATCATTACCATGGAAGGTTACCAAGTTGCCTGTCAGGCCAATACTCTCCCCCTGAGCCATTGTAATACCTGAAATACTGAGCTTCAACGTACCGGTCTTAGTTAACTCGGTAACAGATATGTTAGCGTTAGGGTCGATTGCTTTTGCACCTTTAATTAACCCTGATAATTTGGTCCTTACTGCTGGGTCATTAACCACCTCATCAATCTGACGGCGTGCTGCTGAGTAACCTGCTGATGAATTGCTACCATCATTACCCCCGGTACCATTTGAACCACCACCAGGAGTAGAAGAATCAGGGCTCTCGTTTAGATTGTCACCAGATCCCCCCATATAGTCGCCTGCAATAGGGCCTGGTCCATTTAGTTCAGTTGACATTTTAATACATCCTTAGTTTACACCAGCAGGCTTTTACCCCACTGGTGAGTAAATAGTGACAAATCGTATGAATTTAGATGCTATAACGATTTAATTTCCATTTAATTTTTCGTTTCATCAACAGCTCCCTCTAAATAAGCCACCTTTTCCTCTAGCCGAACTCGTAATTTTTGCTCTTCTTTCAGTGCTTCTATAAGAAGCGCAACTACACCGTTGATATTAATACCTCGAGCATCTTTCAGCACACTGCCATCATTAAGCGTAAGTTCCGTCCTGGACACCGCCTGAGGAAGTACTTGCTCAACTTCTTGCGCAATAACACCGGCTTCGGTAACACCCTGTTTCAGATATGTGTAACCGCTAATTTGGTCGAGTTTCTCAAGAGCATTTTCGATTTTCTCAACCTGGGTTTTCATTCGTGCATCAGAACTGCTATTCCAGGCGCCATTGGTATAAGCGTGCCCATCATTACGGAATTCATACCAGCCCTGCGCTCCACCGTTGGCCACATGAAGACCGAGAAAATGATGTTGCCCAATGCGTTCGTAGTGGTAGAGGTCTGCAGATAAATCGCCAGCTCCCTGGAGCCACAAGCCATTAGTTTTACTTCCAGTGTTATTATCAACCTTACGGTTACCCTGCGCTTTAAACCAGCCTTCAGGATTGCGCTTGATATACTGACCAGAATCCAGTTCGCTATTTGAACGTACGCGAAGCTCATTCCAGTTTCCTTGCCAATCACGGTATGAGAGCAAGCCGTAATTGTCGGCGCCAGCATTTACTCTAGCCCCCATGAGCATTCTTGTAGTTACGTTGCCAGATTTAAAATCTGTATACACAGGTGCAGAGTCATAGGTTTGCCCATTAATTAAAGCATCTGGACCGGTCAGCGTCGTGAAAATTCCTGCATTGTGAGCAACCATTGCACCGCCAGAAATATCCACACCATTGCGTAAAGAAACACGACCGGTTTTGAGGTTAAAGGACAGTGGGCGAAGGGTATTCCATTGTCCATCTTGCGCCTGACCATCAGGTGTTACCAGTGTGTAAAAATCATTACCGTCATTGCGCAGGATGACTCCCGTGTTCCCCCCTGCCAGACGAAAAGCATTCTGAGATTTAGAAACTACTTCACCATCAGTTACAACACGTTTACGCAACGTAGTCAGTGATTTCATTTCCGAAATATCGTCGTTAACACCGCTTAAAACTTGTGCATTGATTTTTTGATCAACCATTTTCCATTTTCCTTGTCGATAGCTAAACACAACTACTGTATAAATACACAGCTGTGTATTTATACAGTAGTTATACACCTGGTTTTTCAACTCGTCAACGTCGGTTCAGCATCTGGATACGAGTCGGCTCTTTAGCTAAACGCAAATGTAAGCCACTGAGTGTTAACCCCATATTGGTGTTCTTTAGCGCTAAGTATTGAGCATTGAGGTGAGAGCAATCTGTTGGAAGGTTGCGGCGGGTGTTGCGATGGGTAAGCGTTTCGACAGACAGTAGCCTACCTATTTTGGGCGTGTTTCATGCCGAGGCTTGGGTATTTTAGTCAGAAGGTATCACCATTGGTGAGGTATGGCTGTAGGGGCTGATCTAGAACGGCGAAAATGCCGTTATGCAGCTTGATACCCTCTTGAGTGAAAGTCACGCTTCCCCTCCGGAGAGGTAAAACGCTGAATGCAGAAAATCGCAGGTGCATTTCTGCATCTGTGACTGGTTGAAAGGTGTTCTGATTGTCGTTTGCACTTTGAGTCCCCTCAAAGCCAAGAAGTCACCGTAGTTTAAACTCCGATGACATCATCACGGTTTGTTGATTATGGAAAATCAACAAATCTTTCCTATGACCCAGCCAAAGAGTCAGGATGAGGTATTTCAGCCATAACCTCTTCTGCATCACAGTTGTCAATGAAGAAATACAAAGTTGAGTCGACCACCTTCAAACGCCTTGTTCCCTGATCATAATCCAGTAATGGCGGAACTATATTTTGATTGGTTTGTAGAACCGGCAAGCGTTTAAGCGTGCCTGTAACATCAGATGTTCTGACATTATCGGGGTGAGTATGGATTTCTCGAATCAGCTCTTGTAATGTTTTTCGCTCAATCCCGTCTTTTAATTCAGTATAACTACGAGTTAGCAAAACCTGTACTAAATAATACTGTAGATACAAAGCAACTGCATCTTCACTCGGTCTTCTGCTTCGACTTCCTGCTGCTATTGATTCCAAACTTCTTACATGACGAGATGCATAGTCAGATACTTTAACAGTAATGGCTCTGTTAAGATTTTCATGGTCATCAAGTACTAATACTTCTCTTTGAACCGCCTTTACGCCTGATATTTCACAGAACTTTTTTAACAATTCCTGAACCACCGCGACACTACCGTGAGCCTCGTGAAATATACGTTCCTTTAAATCATCAGTAATGGAAATATTCAGTGCTTTTTCACCAGTATCAGCTACTCGTGCGAAATCTTCTGTTTCCCACGGCTCAACTGGCACTTCAGCAACTCTATCCTGTAAGTCTCCATTAAACTGAATTAACCTGTTATTCTCGCGCCAAACTCCAAGTATTATAAAACGTATACCCATTTCCTCGAATGTTCGTAAGTCAAACGCGAACTGACCTTGAACATCAACAGTAAGGTAATGAAAGTTCTCCAATACAAAGAATTTGTTTGCACCGCCAACCTCAAGAAGCAACTCCCCAACATCTTGGGCTGCATTTAAATTAAATTCGATTGGTTTAGTGGTAGTTTGGAGTTCTTTCCCCACTTTACCTTCTGCGCTAGCCTCAATCTCCCCTTTGGATATAAAAGGGAGGAAAGCAGAGAATGTACTTTTTAAAGACGCCGTAGCTTCCTTACTGGCCGTGTTAGCTTTTTCTGTAACAATCTCTACCCCCAGTTGTCTTAGGAAAGCTCGATAAATGTCCTCAGCCGAACTTGCCGGCCCGCAATGATATGTACAGCGATATTTTTCATCGAGATGCCTTTGAAGAAGAGCCGTCTTTCCCTGTTTAGATGATCCGTAAATAACGATTTGCTTTGTAGTTGCAAGAGCTTCGGACAATGTGGAGTCAACTGAATCACGCTCGATGTAGCTAGCTACAGGATCTCTTGAGACTCCAAATACGTTATTAAGATGCATGTACATTCTCCATGTTCATTAAAACTTAATTCTATCACATCATTTATATTTTTTAAATTTTATCACCATTTTAAAGGGTGATTTCATATCCCAGAAATGTCTACAGATCAATCAAGCGCTTACTATACAATTGAGAATTGTTTCGAAAAACAGGACGCGTTCCTCTTCCTTGCCGAGCCAGAACATGGGTGAACCGCAGCACATGTCGAGGATGGTTTGCTCGGTCATTTGGCCCCCTCATGCAGCTGCTCTGCGATGCACGAAAAAAAAACTCCCGCGTATGACTGTTAAGAGCTGATGCAAACGCCGCGTTAAGAACGGCAACATCACAGCCGTCATCGGTATAGAGCGCGATTTTTTTCTCCAGACGCGCTTTCGCTTCCTGCAGCTGCATACCCCGACAGGCGCGCGGGATATATTCCGCAATCTGTGAAATAGACTTTTCGTTATGTTTAAACATGCTTCACCTCGATAGGCTTGATGGTGTCGAGCAGCAGCCGGCGGCGTGTATTTTCTGCAAAGTGACGGCGCCCGGTTTCTTTGTGGTAAAACTCGTTTTTGCCGACGACCCACATCCGCTCTGTCTGGTGCAGTTTTTTTACCTGCGGACCGTCTTTGGTGATCACGGTGCCGGTATGGGTTTTTACGATTGTCATACGGCCTCCCGGGATGACGATGCAGGCGTACAGGTAAAAATGACTTCCTGAAAATCGAGGAAACGCTGGAATACGGGGCAACCAAGCAGGCTGTAATTCATCCCAACAGCAACTTTCGGCACCAGGCCAAAACGCTTCATGTCAAAGTCGATGACGGCCCGCTGATCGCGGAAAAGCCCCAAACGACCATGCCGGACAACCTCACCAGTCGCTTCTGCTTCGGAAAAATACCGCTGGACAGTAGCGCGGCTTAGCCCCAGTTTTTTCATTGCCTCGGCGGTCGTGAGTCGCCCCTGATGCCTGGTGATCCGAATCACTGCACGGACGTACTCTCTGCGCTCAACTGCTGATAATGCTCTAGCCATGATTCCGCCCTCTGCCTAAACCGAATTTCGCTCGAATTTCCGCGATTTTGTTTAAGCCCTGCTCGTTGCTCAGCGGACGTCCACCAAGCTTTGGGATCTGTTTAACCGGCTCGGGAATCACTTCCCCGGCATTCATACGACGAACCATGCGCAGCAGCTCGTCAGAGGCTTTACGGCGCAGTTCGGAATCACTCAGTGCATTTGCACGCATGTCGGTATACAGCCCCGTAACCAGCCAGTAATGCTCATTACGTTCCCACGGATAGGATTCAGCATCAGGGTAAAGTCCTCGGGTCCGGCAGTAGCGATAAATCATCTCCATCAGCTCGTTAACATCAGGAAGACCAGCCGCAACCACTTCCTCAGAACGACACCAGGCGACGAACTGCCCCGGCGACGGCATGAAGGGTTTTTCCTGTTTGCGGGCAACACGCATTCCGGCGTTAATCTGCTCCATCGTGGTGATCCCATTCTCCTTGAACGCCAACAACCACTGGCGACGCATCTCGTTGAAGTCTTCCAAAGATTTGTTGGCCAGCACCGGGAATACGGCGAGCAACTGGCGGAACAGCTCGTTGAAGATCTCCGCAGTCTTTGCCGCCTGGCGCTTTACTGCCTGCTGGTCTTGCATTTCAGGAAGCCCGGCAGCTACTCGCTGGAAGTTGTCCCGGTCGAAGTTATGCATGCTTTCTGCGATAGATTTCATTCGAGTACCCCGTCGATCCAGTCGGTGTTATCCAGCGTACTGGCGCCTGATTTGTTTTTTGATGGGCCATGGCTACGAAGTCGTTTTGTCGTGAGTTGATCCCACTGTTTGCGTAGTTTTGATGGGCAGAGAATGTTTTCTTGCCAGAAATCATTTTCATTCGCCCACTTGAACAGTTCGCAGATTTCATAGTGAGTGCGCTTGTCCTGCAGACGCATCAGGCGGATGGTATTCGCCCATTCAACCCAGTTGGGCTCTGAGAGGGAGGCGTTCACGGTGAGGGCTTTATCGAAAATCCATCGCGCGGCTTTGAGGTCGTCAGCTGTTCCCCAGGATTTACCTGCAGGGGTATAAATCCCATCGGCCGCTTCTGGATGACGAGAGAGAAACTTCAAAGTTTCCTCGTTTCGGGATTCTTTAGAATTCCGAGACGAAGAAGATCTTTTACTATTGTTCTTGTATTGGGTGTCTCCCGTTTCCGGGAAAGGTTTTCCCGTTTTCGGTAACACTTTTCCCGATTCCGGGAAGAGTTTTCCCGTTTTCGGTTTGTCTAAAATCCACTCAGATAGCTCAGTATTTATACCGACAATTTTCATCACTCCTTGCTTATGAGCGAAGATAATTTTCCGCTCCGCGAGAGATTTGATTGTGTCGGAAATATGCGACTCTCCGAGGTCTGTCAGTTCAGCAATCACCGTGTTTGTTACTCGGTCCTGCTTCTTGTTCCATCCATAGGTAAGCCAGATAACAGCCTCAAGACACTGCCACTCACGACCTGACATCCGCAGACGCGGCTTGAGCTTCTGTATCTCGTTTGCGATCTTGGTATACCCGTTAGCCAGGTCGGCCATTTGACCTCCCGAACGCTCGGTTTTAATCGGAAAATTGATAACTTCAGCGGTATTTGACATACTTCATCCCGTGAATTGACCCAATTAATTCACCCGAAGACCGGCTGTGTTCGAGCACACCGGTCTTCACCCTTTCAGAACAACCCAGCCTGGTCGCCGCCCTTTCGCACTTTGCGCTTTGCTTCCCGGCGTTCAGCTGCGCTGGTCTGCTTCTCTGCCCATAACTTTGCGTGTCGCATAACATCGTCAAACATTCCCCCTTTGCGGCTCGCCTGTGACATCCGCTTGTACATATCGACCGCCTGGTATGCCCCCCCCTGAGCCACTGCTTGCGTGAAGCCCTGGCGAAGAAGTTCCTCGCGGACGTTCTTCTCAATAAATTCGATGTGATTCATGGATACCCCGCTTACATCACGCCGAGCATTGAGCTCACGATCGTCATCAGCGCTCCTGTCTGCTCAGGCATTAGCCTGAAAAGCGACGCAATCCCCTCGCTCACTTCCTTCAGTTTCTGGTGCTCTGGCGCGTTCAGCATCACCGCCTGCTTTGCTTCAGCGCATTCCTTCATGGCCGAAGACAGGCGCGACAAAATATCGTCCTGAGGCATCAGACGATGTCGGAACTCCAGCGGAAGAACGGCCATGATTGCCGGGGTAAGAAGGCGAACGTACTCGCGATAGCGCTCAGAATCGGCAGGGTTGTCCAGGTAGCGAAAAAGCTTCTGTCGGGCACGGCTGATATCATCAGGGAACGCGATCTCCTCGCCACCCTGCTGGCGCCACTCATCGATGATATGTGCCGACACAACATCCTGGCCCTCAGTTGCAGCCCAGGCGCGAACGGCAGAACGAATTGCGTCGTGATCTGCCTCTCTCAGCTGATTTCGCTTTATCAAGGCATCGGTGTTGAATCCGGTATTTTGTTGATAGGTAAGTGAACGCATGATTTTCCCTTTAATGTTCAGAGTGCCGTATTACGCGGAGTGACGAATACAAGGCTTTCTTTGAGCACCGGGGCCTGGCTGTGAAAAAATCTTGTAGCATCTTCAATTGCGGATGCCATTTCGGGAGATGCACGGCGATTACCGTAGGCAATCTGATCCAGATAGCCCGGGGTCGTATTCGCCAGCTTCGCTAGTTGTGCCCATTCGTCAGTTGTGGCGCCCTTACGCCAGCGGTGTAGTTCTGTACTCATTGGTGTCTCCGGTTGAGTCAACAATTTTGGAGTTTAGCGTTATGCTAAATACTACGCAAGCAACATTTAGCAATTTGCGCATTTATCATTTTGCTAAAAACGACAACAATGCATGGATGGAAAATAAAGAAATCAGAAAAGCCAACCTGGAATCTCTGTACGAGAAGCGCCAGAGCGAGTCTGGAATGACAAAGGCACAGTTCGCCGAACTCATTGAGACAAGCCCGGCAGCTCTTAGCCAGCTTCTGGGTCCAAATCCTCATCGCAATATTGGCGATAAGATGGCCCGCAAAATTGAGTCTGCGCTTAATCTGCCTTTTGGCTGGATGGATGTTTTACATGCCAAAGAAACATCTTCGAACGTTTCGTTTCGAGGATTGAATGAGACGAAAGGAAGTTATCCTGTAATCAGCTGGGTAAGCGCGGGGCAATGGATGGAAGCTGTAGAACCATATCACCGACGAGCGATCGATCGTTGGTACGATACGACTGTTGTATGCTCTGAGGACTCCTTCTGGCTGGATGTAAAAGGAGATTCAATGACCTCTCCTGCAGGTCTGAGCATACCTGAAGGGGCTGCTATTCTGGTAGATCCTGAAGTAGAGCCTCGAAATGGAAAATTAGTGGTTGCCAAACTAGATGGCGATAATGAAGCTACTTTTAAGAAACTAGTTATCGATGCTGGCAGACGCTTTCTAAAACCCCTTAACCCTGCTTATCCGATGATCGAAGTTAACGGCAACTGCAAAATCATTGGGGTTGTCGTTGACGCTAAAATTCTGAATATTCCCTAAACTCCTATTTGGACACCTTAGCCCGCCTTTGCGCGGGCTTTTTTGTCTCCTCAATGTCCCTCATCGTTATCGACAGAACTTAAATCCATTATTAATCAATACGCTAAAACAACACACCAAATAATTTAGCATTTTGCTATTGCATGGAATTTAGCGACACGCTAAATTTACCACGTTACAACATCACAGATATGTAGTAATTAGAGTCAAGCCGAAAAGACTCGGTGATAACAACCGACGGCCATCCACCGTCTTACATTAAGCGCAGAAGTATTTCTTGTTCCGCTGGCCACGTAATGGCTGAGGTTGAAATGAGTAAGCAAGGCATCAGAGCCATGGTCATTTCGGCAGTAATTGGACTCTTCATCTGGATCGCGCTCTTCAGCGCACTGAGGGGATTGTTTCTATGAATGATTTCGCACGCAAACCCGCTCGTCAGCAGGCTGTTCGCTTAAGTCCGCTGTCAGCTTTCATCCGCCGGGTGTGCTACATGCTCGCGCAAAAAGGAGACCCTTCATGAGCACGATGTTTGCCCTGGTTCTCACCGTTAGCATGCTGACGGGCGGTAATCAGGATGTCCTGCTCGGCGTTTACGACAGTGAGAATGACTGCAAGGCAGCTGCAGAAGAGCAACACGTGAAAGCTGAATGTTATCCGCTGAAAGGTGTACTGGACGAGCATCCGGCCGGGTTCACAGTGCAAATGTAGGGGGAAGAATGCAGAAGAAATGCGGTTACTGCCGTAAAGCAATCGAGGGAAAACCAGTGGTAAGCACCCTGTTGTACCTCCAGGGGAACCAGCTCGCACGGAAAGAAAAAGAGTACTGCTCTGAACGTTGCGCCTCTTACGACCAGATGGCGCACGAGGGCTAACGTAAACCCGCCGAAGCGGGCTGTACGTCCGGTGCCACCGACCAAAGTTACACCGGAAATTACCAAAACCAATGACCACCCTGAATGGGCGCTACCAATGGCCCGGGGGATTCTACATCCAAAATAGAGGCTATCACATGGAATATTTTTATCTGATAAAAGCGACTCAAAAATCGGGTAAAGCTGATGCCGTAATCTGGCGCACTAATAAATCAGAAGCTCGCGCTCTACTCCAGCTCGACGTCGATCTGGAAGACGCTGGGATCGAAACAGGCCGCGGCAAAGACTATCAAAAACCTATTCGCACCGATTTCCCGGTATTCAACGACCTGCCGGCAGAGGGTGTTCTCGATTACTCATGGTGCGAACGCTACCAGCTCGGCGACGATGGCCGCACCTGGACTTTGAAGCCAGGACAGGCGCCTGCTGATGTTCATCACGGCGATGATGCCGGAGAATCCGCTGAGCCCGTTAGTGGCGAGCTGGTTCATGCCAATACCACTGTCGACGCGGTTCAAGATGAGACCGTGGAAACTTTCGGTAGTGACGAATACCAGGACGATTCCAGCGCGCTTTTTAACGTGGCAGAACTCCCCTTTCGCGCTCAGTTGCTGGCGCAGTACATGGCCGAAGAACGTCACGTTTATCATATCAGCATGCCTCACCGGCAGGAGCTGTCAGCTCTTGAAATGGACACTGATAACGCAGCCGTCCAGGATCTGATTCTGGCCGCCGAGAATGTCCCTGAAATCAAAAAATACGATATGCCGGCGCTCTGGAAATTCACCAGCGCCAATAAAAAAGTCTTCCCGGAAGGGAAACGGCATGAGCTCGGCAAACGTATTCAGTTTGCAAAGCTGTGGTTCGCCACGAACGCGATCGACCGCGGCATTCTCACCAGGGAATGGGCTGCCGGTAACTGCATTTCTTCGGTTTTGAAAACCGATGCAGGTACGAATGCTGGCGGCGGTAATAAAACCGATCGCACCCCTGACTACACCCATACCCTTAATACGCTCGATGTAGAAATAGCCCTGGCCACAATGCCAATGGATTTCGATATCTACAATTTCCCGGCATCAATTCACCGCCGGGCCAAAGAGATCGTCCAGAAGAAAGAAAGTCCGTTCAAGGAATGGTCTGTAGCGCTGCGCAAGGTCGCAGGCATCCTGGATTATTCCCGCGCAGCCATTTTTGCCCTTATTCGTGGCGCCACCAGCGATATTCATCATTTCCCGGTAAGTCTGCAGACCTATATCAATGCGAACCTGACCGAGCATAAGCATAACGCCCCTTCTGCTGAGACGCTTGAGAAAGCTGGTCATGTTTCATCTGCCGCCGTCACTCTGGACGCTGTGAAAAAGGCTATCGATGGAGATGAAGGTGTGCCTGACCTGGAAACTCTCCCAACAGACTTTCAGGTAATTGGCACCGAACTGGTGAAAGAAGCTCAAAAGAAACGCCCTGACGCTAATCAGGTTCTGGCCGCCGAACGCGGCGAATATGTCGAAGGTATCAGTGACCCCACGGATCCGAAGTGGATAACCGAAGACCTGACCAAACCCCGATCCCTGGAAATTGCCAATCTCGGCGGCGGAATGTTTTCAATTGAAGGCCTTATGACTTCACCGGCTACTAATGCCACCGAAGAAGGAACCACCAGCAATGTGCAGATGGAAGCGGATCAGTCAGTCAAAAACGAAATTGATAGTTCGGTATCAACAGGCGAAGGCGCTGATGAACCTCCTGCGCAAACAACTGCCGTGAACATGAGCGAAATACTGGCTGAACGCTGTCCGGATCTTACCGCCGAAGTGCTGAAAAGCCAGGTTTCCGAGAGTGCTCATAGCGATGAAGAGGATGAGGCTGAACAAGCAGCGCCAGCATGGCCGGAGTATTTCGAGCCTGGTCGATATGAAGGCGTGCCAAATGAGGTCTACCACGCCGCTAACGGCATCAGCTCCACGATGGTTAAAGATGCCCGGGTATCGCTGATGTATTTCGAGGCACGCCACGTATCCAAAACCATCCAGAAGGTGCGCTCCCCTGTTCTGGATATGGGAAATCTGGTGCATGCGCTGGCGCTGCAGCCTGATCAGCTGGAAAAAGAATTCAGCATCGAGCCGGAAATCCCGGAAGGCGCCTTCACGACGACGGCGACGATCCGTGCGTTTATCGACGAGTACAACGCCGGGCTTCCGCCGCTGTTGAGTGCTGACGATATCAAGGCGCAGTTGGAGGCGCACAACGCCACCCTGCCCGCTCCTGTACCGCTGAGCGGCGACAAAGATGCAATTGGCATTGCATATCTGGAATTACCTGACGAGTTCAAGCGAATCGTTGGTGACGATAAAAACTTTACCGCGTCAGCAATGAAGGCCTGCATCAAAGAATACAACGCCACCCTGCCAGCGACTGTTAAAACCAGCGGCAGCCGTGATGCCATGCTGGAACAACTGGCGATTATCAATCCTGACATGGTTGCTCAGGAAGCAAAGAAGGCGCAGCCGCTGAAAGTATCAGGTACTAAGGCGGATCTGATTCAGGCCGTGAAATCGGTTAAACCGGATGCAGTGTTTGCCGATGAGTTGTTGGATGCATGGCGCGAAAACCCTGAAGGAAAAGTGCTGGTTACCCGCCAGCAACTGGCTACGGCACTGGCCATTCAGAAAGCACTGTTGAATCACCCGACCGCTGGCAAGTTGTTGACGCACCCGAGCCGTGCCGTGGAGGTGAGCTATTTCGGCATTGATGAGGAAACCGGGCTGGAAGTTCGCGTGCGTCCTGACCTTGAGATAGACATGGGCGGCCTGCGCATCGGAGCGGACCTGAAAACCATCAGTATGTGGAACATCAAGCAGGAAGGCCTGCGCGCGAAGCTGCACAGGGAAATTATCGACCGCGACTACCACCTGAGCGCAGCAATGTACTGCGATGTCGCCGCACTCGATCAGTTCTACTGGATTTTCGTCAACAAAGACGAGAACTACCACTGGATCGCCATCATCGAGGCATCCGAAGAACTGCTGGAACTCGGCATGCTGGAATACCGCAAAGCTATGCGCGCCATTGCGAACGGTTTCGACACTGGCGACTGGCCGGCGCCGATTACCGAAGACTACACCGACGAGCTCAACGATTTTGATGTGCGCCGCCTCGAAGCGCTGCGCGTACAGGCATAAGGGGATATGACGATGGAAAACACCAATATTGTTACCACTGAGCAACAGGCTCCAAATACCATTTCTGCCAGTAACGCCATCTTCAACGTGCAGGCGCTCGGACAGCTAACGGCATTTGCAAACCTGATGGCAGATTCTCAGGTGACGGTACCTGCACACCTCGCGGGTAAACCAGCCGATTGCATGGCGATCGTTATGCAGGCAATGCAATGGGGCATGAATCCCTACGCAGTAGCGCAAAAAACGCATCTGGTAAACGGTGTGCTCGGGTATGAAGCCCAATTGGTCAATGCGGTAATCGCCAGCTCAAGCGCCATTCATGGCCGCTTTCACTATCGTTACGGCGGCGACTGGGAGCGCTGCACAAGGACTCAAGAGGTCACCCGGGAAAAGCACGGCAAAAACGGGAAATACAATGTCACCGAGCGTGTACGAGGCTGGACAGATGAGGACGAAATCGGGTTATTCGTCCAGGTCGGCGCGATTCTGCGCGGTGAATCGGAAATCACCTGGGGGGAGCCACTTTATCTCTCTGGAGTCGTCACACGTAATTCTCCTTTGTGGGTTTCTAACCCGAAACAGCAAATCGCTTATCTGGGCGTCAAATACTGGGCGCGGCTGTATTGCCCGGAAGTCATCCTGGGTGTTTACAGCCCGGATGAAGTTGAACAAAGGACCGAGCGAGAAATAAACCCGGCGCCGGCGCAAAGAATGTCTGTGGCAGAGATCACCAGCGGAACAGACATCACCACCAGCGCGCAGGATTCAGCTCTCAATATTGATTCCCTGGCAGATGATTTCCGTGACCGCATTGAGCGCGCCGAATCGGTCGATGCAGCAAAAGCCATCAGGGCGGATCTGGATAAAGAGAAAGCTGTGCTGGGCACTGTTCTCTTCACCGAGCTGAAAGGTAAAGCCGTGCAGCGTTATTTCATGGTAGACGCCCGAAACAAAGTTGAGGCCGCGATCAACTCTCTACCTAATCCCGGAGAACCGGAAGCCGTCGAACTGTTCGCTAAAGCTGAAGGCATTCTCAACGGCGCGAAACGCCACCTCGGTGATGAACTGTATGACCAGTTCCGCATCACCCTGGACGACATGAAACCGGAATACGTGGGCTAAGGGAGGCGGGAGGGTTCGCCCTCCCGGTAACTATATGAGCAAATCACTTAACGCACGATGCATACGCCGCTGGAAAGTTGAATTCAAAGGGCGCTGCGATTCGAAATATAGCCCCTACTGGCACAAGCGCGATCTCCGCGGTTACATCCGTGAGGCGGCACTGACTACGGCGTATTGCATGGTTGAAAACTTGGCCTACAACAACGCAATGCACGATTTTTTCGCTGATGTGGGTGACAGGAATGGCTGGTCGCCAGACTTCTCAGCATGGTACGACTGGCGTCGAGAGCATTATCTCAAAGAAGCTCGCGACTACCTGAATGAAGAAGCCACCAACGACGAAATAGACGACGAAATAGAGAACGAGCTGGAGGCCTGGAATGACTGATATCGCCACCTTCACTAATGAGCAATTAATCGCCGTGTGCCGTGCTGACGTGGCGGAAATGTCGAAGTTTTTAAAAGAGGGTGAATTCAGCAATCCGTCCCGCGCAGCCATGTATTTGCGTATTACTGAAATCGCATTGGCAGCGCTGATGGGGGAGTTCTCATTTGCTCGCAATCAGGTTCGCCGAGAACACGCTGAATGGTCACATGCCACCTTCGGCAATGTTGGTCCGGCTGGCCCACTGAAACACCTCAGCATAGAAGCGCTTGAAGCTGCCGCGGAACCTAACGACCACAGCGAATGGGCTGATATGCAGTTCCTGATGTGGGATGCCCAGCGCAGAGCGGGAATCACTGACGAGCAGATTACCCAGGCGATGATCGATAAGCTCGCGGTAAATAAGGCGCGCCATTGGCCCGAGCCAAAGGACGGGGAACCTCGGATGCATTTACGAAGCGAAGACGAATCACTCAACGCCAGGCGCCGCCGTAATCGTGAATCAAATGCGCGCGCTCGCGAACGTGAAACGCCCGCACAACGCAAAGCCAGACTGGAGAAAAACAGATTGAGAATGGCTCTTCGTCGTAAGGGAGGTGCCAAATGAGCCTGAAACACCGCCTGCCCGAGCTGGAAGCCAGCATCGACCCGGCAGCATTGCGCGCAGCCGCCGACGAATATTCGGATCTGCTTATGACTTTGTGCTTGTGCATGAAGATGGCCGGCCCCACCCGGGCTAACGTGTGCGCCTGCGCCACCGAGCTTAAAAAGCGCCTGACAACCTGGCACAGCCATAAAGAGCTCAATGCAATTCTGTCCAGTTGGGATCCCGTTGGCTATGTTCTCGGCCTCCGCCGGGAAGCGAACGACAACGCGCGCGCAGCTGGCGATCCGGTTGATGTTTTTGTGTGAGGTGAATATGCGACTGATTAACCGAAGCAAACAATCACCGCTGGGCCGCCAGGCGTGCGATGCCGCGCTGGCAAAACATGTTGAGCTCTATGGCGATTATGGCAGGCAGAAAATGAAGCGGACCTATACCGTCGTGGTTCAGGGCACAAAAATCACTGTTGAGGTCGTTAATAGGAATTGCAGCTACGTGGCCACGGCCATGAACTGCGCCCGGCGGCTCCGGCATTTACCCGGTCAGGTTTCCTGATATCGAATTATCAATTCGACGCGGCAGGCCAGCTTAAACTCGGTCTGCCGCCTGTGAGGTGTTTATGGCACAGGTCATTTTTAATGAAGAATGGATCGTTGAATCTCGCCTGACCGAGAGAACTGGACTCACGCAAAGGCAGATAAAAAGTTATCGACTTGGATCATGGATCGAAGGCGTCCATTTCAAAAGGCTTCCCCAGACAGAAGGCGCATGCAAAGAGCGCGCTGTCATTTGGTACAACTTACCCAAGATAAATCAGCTCGTACAGGACGCATGATGACGGCATTACCTACTGGTGTAGAAATTCACAATGGAAAAATCAGGATTTGGTTTCTCTTTCGCGGCAAACGCTGCAGGGAAACACTCAAGGGATGGACTGTTAACAATGCCAACATCAAAAAAGCAGGAAATCTTAGAGCTGCAATAACTGGCGAGATACAAATGGGGACTTTCGAATATGCAAGTCGGTTCCCTGAGTCGAAATCGAAGACATTTGGCGGGGAGGTTCAACCGGTAGAAACATTTGACGACCTCTGCAATCTTTTCCTTGAAAATAAAAGGCTTGAGATTGCAGAGTCATCCTACTTCAATCTCAAATCAATGCTGAGGGTCCTCACTCGGATCATCGGTAAAAACACGCTGATTAAGGATATCCAGCATCACGACATCCTGGCCTGCCGTAGAGAGCTTCTTTACGGCGCTGTTATCCACGATGATTCCCCTTGGCTGAACAAGACTGGCAGAGCCGTTAGTACGGTAAATTTTCGCATTAATGCGCTATGTCTGATGCTCAAGTTTGCCCACCAGAGCAAGTTTGTATCCCATGCGGCTTACGAGAATATTCGTCCATTAAAAAAGGAAAAAACCGTTCCGGATCCGTTGCTTCAAGATGAGTATGAGCTATTTATTAACGCAATTACCGAATATCACGCAAGAATTTGGCGGGTTGCGATTTTTACAGGACTCCGTCACGGTGAAATTTGTGCGCTCGCCTGGGAGGATGTAGACCTCCAAAACGGGAAGATTTACGTAAGCCGCAACGTCACGCAAAAGGGAACGTTTTGCCCGCCAAAGACTAAGGCTGGTGTCCGTACAATCACTCTCCTAAAACCAGCGCTCGAAGCATTACGGGAACAATTTGAGCTAACTGGTCATCTTGACGCGACTAATATCGTTTTCCATCACAGGGAGATAGGAAAATCTGAGCAGCAGGCTCTTCGCTTCGTGTTTCGCCCAAAACCTCAATCGAAGAGTAAGGCCGGGTTCTATTCCCGAGGTTCAATATCTTACAGCTGGAAAAGAGGGATGATGCTTGCGAATTTGAGAAGCCGCGACCCTTATCAGTCAAGGCATACCTATGCATGCTGGTCTTTATCTGCCGGAGCAAATCCCTCGTTCATTGCCAGCCAAATGGGGCATGAAAATGCCAAAATGGTTTATACCGTGTATTCAAAATGGATTGGCGATATGGACGAAGATCAGGTCGGGCTACTCGATAGCAAATTCGCAAAGATGTCCCTATAATGCCCCCAAGACTAAAAACACGATGAATTTTTCAAATAATATCAATGATTTAAATCAGACCGGTAAAGTTAATACCGATTTATGCAATAGCAGATGACCCGGTTCCTGTTTCTCGCACAGCCTGGAGAAGGAAAAGTGACAGTGTCACCTAAAGGCCAACAAGGCCGAGAAGGCGCAGGTCCGGTGGTCAGGATAAGAAAGCGCCAGTCCGTGACGCTTTCGGAAAGCAACAATCGCCGCTCGCCAGGCCGCGATCCAGGGAATGAAAACTGTGATGAAACGGGTAAATGGATTGCCAGGCAGGGTCGCGGTTGGCTAGGTGCCTTTTCTGACCAGGCGGGCGGCCTGAACAAAAACCTCATCTTCCACCCCGTCCCCCTTCTGTCTGCCCAGTCTCACCAGTTCATCCACGATACTCCCCTGATTAATCTGCTTCTGTGTAGCCACTAAGCTAATGACCGCCGCGCCGATGGCCATGCCAATCAATGCCGTTTGTTCATCTTTATCTTTCATGGTGTCGCTCCGTCTGTCCTCCAGAGAAAGGCTAGCAAAAGATACCACCAGCTCAATTTCAAATTCATCTTCTTTACACCTCCCGGAAAACGCAGGCGCCGCGCTGACCTCTCCATCCCCCTGGTGGCGATGGCGCAAAGCGCTGCCGCCTCATACCGGGTCTTTATTTTGCCAGCTTCACGTTGCGCGGAAATAAATAAAAATAACGCGCGCGCCGAAGAGTAAAAAAAGGAAATAACAGCCTCAGCGATAAAACCAGATTATTCCAGCAGGGAATAGCTGGGATGCTAATATTTCATTTCCCCACCGGTTTTTAGAAGCCTATAGTTTTTTTGCCTGCAGAACATCCACTTAGGTTAAAAGACATAAGGACATAATAATGATTGTTTCAGCCCCCAGCGATTATCGCGAAGCCGCTCGTCGCCGTCTGCCCCGCTTCCTTTTCGATTATATTGACGGTGGCGCGGTGGCGGAAAATACCATGAACGCCAACGCCACCGAGCTTGCCTCGGTAGCCCTTCGCCAGCGCGTGCTGTGCGGGGCGGGCGAACCGACGCTGGCCACCACGATCCTTGATGCTTCATGGGCGATGCCCGTGGCGCTGGGGCCCGTCGGCGCCACCGGGATGTACGCCCGCCGCGGCGAAGTTCAGGCGGCCCGCGCCGCCTCCCGCGCCGGGATCCCGTACACCCTGTCCACGGTGTCGGTCTGCTCGATTGAAGAGGTGGCGAGCCAGGCCAGCGGCGCGCTCTGGTCCCAGCTGTACGTGCTGAAAGATCGCGGCTACATGCGTAATGCGCTGGAGCGCGCGTGGGCCGCCGGCATGAAAACCCTGGTATTCACCGTCGATATGCCGATCCCCGGCTCGCGGTATCGGGATAATCGCTCAGGCATGTCCGGGCCGCACGCCACCCTGCGACAGTATCTCCAGGCCTGTACTCATCCACGCTGGGCAATGAACGTCGGGCTGGCGGGCAGGCCCCTGTCGTTCGGTAATATAGAAGCCTACACCGGCCACAAAATGACCATGGACGACTACATGGGGTTCATCAGCAACAACTTCGACCCGTCCATCGCCTGGCACGATCTGGAGTGGATCCGCGACAGCTGGCAAGGGAAATTAATCATCAAAGGGATCCTCGATGCCGACGATGCGCGCAATGCCGTGCGCCTCGGCGCCGATGGCATTGTGGTGTCGAATCATGGCGGCAGACAGCTCGATGGCGCCATCCCCACTGCCCGGGCGCTACCAAGGGTGGTGGATGCGGTCGGCGACGATCTGACGGTGCTTGCTGATTCCGGAGTGCGCTCCGGCGTGGACGTCATTCGCCTGCTGGCCCTCGGCGCGAAGGGCGTGCTGCTCGGGCGGGCCTATATTTATGCCCTGGCCGCGGCGGGCGAAGCGGGCGTGGCGCATCTGCTGCGCTTATTTGCCGAGGATATGAAGGTCACCATGACCCTCACCGGCGCGACCTCGCCATCGGCCATCAGCCTCGATTGCCTTGACCGTCTCGAACAGGATCAACATCGCACTCATGCGGTGCCGGTATCCTTACCCGCCTGA